ACGCATACGTCACCACCAAGGACTTCCGCATGGTGAACGTGAAAACGGGCAAGGAGCTCAGCGAGTCCGTCGTACGGCGCATCTTTCCGCCCGACGCCATCACCAGCGGCTACATTCTGCTCGCACGATTGATGCCGAGGCTCACGCAATTCGTGGAAGGCGAGCGACTTGCGCTTACCGCTGAAATCGGGGTGGGCACGTCGCGCATGGACGGCATGTACAATGTGGTGAGCACGTGTGCGTATTGTGCGACCCCCAATGTGGAGGAAGCCGAAAAAGTGTGGGCCGAACGCGCAAAGATTTTAGAGCGCGACGGTAATGATCCCGCTGCAATTGCATTTGAAAAGAAGAACTGGTTCGCCATGGAGGCGCAGCGATACACGCATCCAGACAGTTTTGATTTCATCATTGAATCTGTGGGGGTGTATTCCAACACCGAGATTGTGACCAAGTCGTGCCTGCTCCTCGTTGAAAAATGCAAGAAATTGATTTCAGACATTGAGAATGCCAGCGGCGACGTGGATGTGTCCCCGTCCGATACCACGCTCAGCAACGGATACGATGTGACGATGCAAAACGAGGACTACACGCTGGGCAAGTGCATTGAATATTTCATTCACACAAATCATTACGCCGGCAGCAAGACGGTTTCGTTTTGTGGGTTCCGCAAAAACCACCCGCATGACACGCACAGCATGATCCGCATGGCATTCCGTGCGCCGACCGACGCGGACATTGTGCACGCGTATTTGATTGCTGCCGCGCGGGATTCAGCGGCCGTGTTTGAGTCCATAATTTCGCAGATCCACCGTTAACGGGAACCTGGGTTCCCGTAAGCCCTCCTGCTTTGACATGTGACCGAAATCGTTCATTTGTATAATTTGTATTGTTGCATATTATACAAATAAAATTATACAAATAAGTAAATAAGTCGGATGTTATGCGTGTCAAAAGAAACGCGAAACACTCTAGTTGAAACATTGCAAAATAAATGCAAACCCAGCAGAATGTCTGATCACTCAGCCGGAGTTATGATACGGGCGTTTCACACGAGCCTTCCCGTATCATTAATGGTCATTTCATTATTTGCGCCACGTTACATTGTGCATTTGGTCATTGCAGCATTGATCATCATTTTTTTCATGTACATTGCATTTGGTGGATGCATATTAAGCATGCTTGAAAACAAAATGTGCAAGGATGATTTTACGGTTGCAGACCCCTTTTTAGAATTGTTGCAATTGGATAAAACATCCAAGAACAGATACAATATCACATTCGTCATTGGCATCATATATTATGTAATGATTGCAGCCATATATCATGTGCGGTTCAATTGAATCTGAAAGCAATTCAGCGCGTGCATTTGCTGCGACGGATTAAGCCCGTTCACGTAGGCAATTGTTTTCTCTAGCGTGATGCGCTCATTATTTTCTTTATACAGCCGATGCAGCTGAGCCATGTGCAGTTTGAATTCAGCCGGAAAAGGGCGATCCTTTCTCACGTACCACCCGATGTAGTTCTCAAACAGCTGGGTCGTGTAATCGTGCAGCTGGTTCCGGAACTTCTCAAACGCTTCGCTGAAATGCTCATTGACCTTGCCCTGCTGTCGCAATGAGAGGTACTGGAACTGCAGCTTGGCCTCGCTGCCGTGCAAGTTCTTGACGCGTTCGTAGTTCGGGTTGCGAAACTTGAAGCGCGCACCCGTGCTTCGCTCGCGGCAAACCAGTCCCGGGAAATCGTACGGCGCATTCACCGACGTGTATATGTCCTGCAACACGCGCAACTCAATGTCGGTGAATTGGAGCGGCAGCCGCACCGTCGTCGTGGCATATGCGTTGATTCGGGCCAAGTGCTCGTCTCGGCACTGCTCCTCCACTACCAAGTTCTCGTTGTCAATCTTGTACGCGGCAATTAGGTAGAGCGTTGGCTTGGTTATGTCACGCACAATGTGGTTGTTCGGGTGCTGCATCACAAAGCTGTAGCAGCAATCCTTTTGCAGCGCGTCAAACTCCAAGCCAGCTTCGTTCATGCACTCCAAAAACATGCGGCGAAACGTTTTCTTGGGATTGATTGCTTCATTTGTAGGCTCTTGGGTTGGCTCATTTGCAACCGAATGGAACACAATGTTTCCACCCACGCAGCTCTTTGTGGCCAGATCCCAGTCAGCGCCTTCCTCCTGACCGTTTGGCTTATGATAAAACACGTTGATCATCGTGCCCTCCACGAATTCCTCCACAAGGAGGTTGTCGATGTAGTCGCCGCCATTGAGTTCGGACGCGGATGGAACCACGCATTTGGGTGGCGAATACGCGAGGATCTTGCCATTAACGTCCAACACAACCGAACGCAGCAGTCCCAATGTCTGCAGCTGGTCGCGATTCAATGAACGAGGGGTGTATTTCAGGATGGAATGCACGTTTGCCCCACTCTTCCATTTTTTGTTTGTCAAATTTGATTGTTTCAACAATGTTTGCAGCTCATCGCCTTCGGGTTCATGAAACATGAGACTGAATATGCGTAAAATGTCCGGTGCAGCGCGCTTCAAATCGTGAGTCCAAGTCATGATTGATATAATCTATCATTCTTAACGCACATGTCTTTAACTGCATTTCATATATGCATTTCATAAATGGCGTGATTACCGTGTTCTTTTTGATTTGCTTGATTTACTGCCATCTTTTTTTGACGACATCCTTGACGACGAGGATGCTGTTTTGTTGGATGCATTTGCATTTTTATTTGATTTTTTTTTTGTTCGTGTCTTGGTTTGCGCCTTGACTCGTTCCTTGTCTTGCGCCTTGGTTCGCGCATTATCCATCATTTCAATCACGGCTTCGTTTGAAAGCGCGGGGTCGCACGATTGGATGTAGCCGTCAATGGTTCGTTGCAGCGTGTTCAACTTGCGCTGGCACGGACTCAGCTTCGCGTTCTCTCGTTTCTTTCGCGTGACTTCTTCTTTTTGCTGTGCCTCCTTTTCTTTGAAGTCTTTCGCGGTTTGTTCAAAGTACTCTTTCAGCGGCACCACTTTTTTTCCAATGGCGCGATTCTTTACAAACACGTCTTCGTTGATTTGAGGAGCGTCCCCCGAAATGCCGTATCGCATTGCAATCAAGTCGGCCGCATTTTCCAGCGGGTTCTTCTTTTTGGCAGCGGCTTCAAATGCATTGATAGCGACAGCACCGTTGGTAGCATTGGTATTGGTAGCAGGCACTTGGCTAACTAAAGTGGGCACAATCCGTTTCTTAGGTTTGGCAGACATGGATGGTAGAGAGAGATATTGTGTACTGATATTTTATTTTCAATAAATATATAATAGAAACGTATTTTAAGATATATACATACCATACATTGCAAATGTCATCTGCGCAGTTGAAGCTGGGCGACATTATTCAAATTGAAGCCAAAAATCAGGACTTGAACAACCACGTGTTTGTGATTGACTATTTGGATGAAACCAAGCTTCGGCTCATTGATGCCGAGACAACGCTGCCGCGCACGTTGACCATCAATCCCGAAACGGGGTCCTTCTCCGATGAATCCATTTTCAATATCAACATTTTAGACCATGCGCCCGAAGCGGGATATGCCCGCCAGAACGGTTTAATTACGAATACGTGGATTGACATTTACTTTGGCGGCGAGCACCCCACCGTCATCACTGGCCGCATATCCAATTTAGAAGACGGGGAAGACATGATTGAACTCACCACCGCGCCCGACAACGAAGTCATCTACATTGATTTCGGGTTCAAGGGAGTGCCCGAACACCTGCCGATTGAACGCATCAACATACGGCCGCCGCCTTCACTGGCGTTGGGCGCCGAAAAAGGCGCCGAAAAAGGCGCTTCAATGGATCCATTTGACGACGGGCTGGCTCCCCCCATACAAACCGTGGCAGTGGCGGTTCCAGCCGTGCGCAACGCCATCGCAGAAATGTTGCACGACGCCGACGCAATCATGGCCTCGCAAGCCGTGCAAGAGTTCTCTTTCATGGTGGACGTGCCCACCGAGCGCAAGCGCTACACGCTGGAATCGCAAACCAACGACTTGTTGAATGCGCTCCTTTCCAATGTGCCCGCCACCCAGCGCACCGATGCCGTGTTGAGCGGCATTCACACGCTGATCACCCGCTTCAAGCAGCTTCGCGAGCAATTTTCCACGTTTGACCGCAGCGGAAATGCGCACGTGCCGTTGAAGCACGGGGCCGATCACCGTCCGCTCATTGACACGCTGCGCAAAATGAACCAGCGCCTGCATTGGATTCTGCCGGTGGCGGTCTGTCGCAAGAAAACATACGTGAACGAAGTCATCCCCGCGGAAGAGCTGTCGCTCTCTCCCAAAGAAGACGTGGTGCAAATCACGATGGCAAACACGCTGGCCGATCAGGCGGAGCTGGTTGCATCGTATAAAAACGGCGGCGACCGGTATGCTGCCTACATAAACAAGTTAAGCACGAACCAATGCACGCCGTTTGAGCCGCCCGAATACGAGGAGGATTTCATGACGAGCGAAGCCGTGCAAGACAACATGGCAGCCATTATTGACAACCTAGGACAACTGGAATCGTCCGTGGTTGCGGGCGAGGAGCTAAAAACTCGGCGGTTCGTCATGCAGCGCTACAACCTCGGGCTGTCCCGTCTGCAATCCAGTTCAATGACGGACAAGCGCATGACGGCGGAGGTGGTTCCCATGACACCAGCCGACACGCTCACGCTGAAGTCGTTCATCATGCTGCCCTCGCCCACCGTGGTGTATTCGCGCATCAACTTGCACACCATCAACATCTTGGACAAGTCGCAGCTGAACCAGCACAACTTGAATTACTGGCAACTGCTGCGCAAGACCACGCGCATCAGCACGCGCACCATTGACGACTTGGACGAGAACATTGCATTCAATTCGCGCGATTTTTTGAGCGACATCAAAGAATACGCGCTCAACCGCGAAATCACGGACGCCGACCGATACGCGGAGTACCTGCGCATCGTGGTTCCGCGCACCCGCGTGCTCTTTGACCTCGTCAAGAAACACTTGACCGGCAGCCTCACCCTCTCCGAAATTGTGGACTACTTGGAGCCCTTCATGGTGTACCACCGCGACTTGACGTATCGCCAATACACCGACATGGTGGGCTTCTTGCGCGAACGCATTCGCGATCACAAGCGCAACTACGCGCTTCTGAAAACCCAGAGCGACAAGGTGCGCACCCACAGCTACGGCATCATGTATTTGGGAATGTCGGTCATGTACAACTTGCTGGTGAGCGGCAAAGCGCACAACGAAGAAGAAGCTTCAAGTGACAACAGCAACAGCGTGTGCGAAACGTACGGCTTCTCCAAGGAGCAGTACAACATTGGCGGCGACACTGCGTTTCAACGCGCCGATGCGGCCGATGCGGAAGTGCGATTGAATCGGGCATTGAGCCCGTCCGAACTGCTGCACCGCATGCTCGTGGCCGACAACGCGCGCCTCTACATGTGCGCAATTGCCAAGCTGAACTTGGAGCTGCTCACGTCGTTTGATTTCGGCACCCTGCTGAACCAGCAAACCAACCGCTTCAAGAAGCGCAAGGCAGAAGAGGAGGGGCAGAACAAGTGCGCCAACATCGTGATTGCAAAGCAGTACTTGGGCGATTCCGACGAGCTGGAGGACGACAACGGCACCAACATCGCGTTTGACCGCAAATTTGACCGCACCAATTACGAGTTCCTCAAGAAGTACGAGTCGCAGCAGCAGGTCATGCCGTCAGAGGAGTTCGTCCTGTTTTTGAAGGAGGAGATCAAGCGCGAGCTGAAAGTGCCCGACGATCGCCAAGCGGGCGTGGAGGCGGAAGCCATGCTGCTGGGCGAGCGCCCCGTCCAAGACGGACACTACGCCGTCATTGAGCTGGACAACGCCGACGGCACCAATCGCAGCTTGTATTACGTGCGCAAAAACAAACGGTGGATTCGCGATACCAACATTCCCGTCGGGGTCAGTATGTACGATCCCACGTTTTTTTGCAACGTGCAGGAAAAGTGCTTCACCGTGGAGCAGACGTGCATGGACTACAACTTGGCCGCCGATGCGGTGAAAGAGGGCCTGCTCACCGAAATGAACGCGGAATTCAATGCCGTTGTGGAGGACAGCCGAGAGCGCACCGTGCAGCGCATTGACGGCAAATTCAAGTACTACGACACCGTGCTGCCGCGTTTGCGGCACATGAAGTACGCGCGCATGACAAAGTACAACGACGCGCAGCTGCGGCACCAAGTGAGCGCCGACGAGTTGCAGGACATTGTGCAGTCACCCTACGAGCGCCTGAAAACGATCATATTGGGGCAGACCGATTTGGTCAAGCGCAGCGCAGACGTGCTGAATTTTGTGGAGCGCTACACGCGCGGTGCCAACGAGCGCCTCAGCGAGGATCCGCACTGGCTTTACTGCGTTAAAACCGACGTGAAGTTGATGCCGTCCTTCTTGCGCCGGCTGGCAGCGGCGTTCATGTCTTCTGCTTCTTCTGCTTCTTCGGCGTCGTATCAATCCGCACTGCGCACCGTGTGCCGGGAGCAGGGCGAAATCAGCGACGAAGGCAACGCCATCGTGGACAAGCACAGCGGATACGTCATCATGATGCTGGAATCTGCCACGGAGGAGGGCAGCGAATTCCGCGGCATGCTGCCAAGCGCGGAAGAAGAAATGATGCGGGGTGGCGATGCCACAGGAAGCGCTGCGACAGGAAGCGCCCAAGCAAAAACAACGGTGCCCAAAAAATACGACAACCCGCGCGCCGTCATGATTTCCAATGTGGTGACGTCCATGGGCAACTACTTGAGCGTGGATTTGAATCCGTTGCGCGAATTCATCATAGAGAAAACCATGGCCGCGTTGAATTCCACACTGGTGAGCGAGGAGCAATACAATAAATTGGCCCAGAAAAAGTTTGAAATGGAGAAGAAACGCCCCCCCTCATTCAAGGAGTTCATGCACACTTCGTTGCTGTTCTGCACGCTCGCGTTCTTGACGGTGGCCATTCAAACGGCCATTCCGTCGCTCAAGACGAATAAAACGCAGCCCGGGTGCGTGCGATCCTTCATGGGGTACCCGCTTCTAGGCGAGGAAGACATGAGCGGCATCCGCTACGTGGCCTGCATTGCGCACCAGCTGAAGAGCAAATCCGTGGAGCCGTGGAGCGCCATAAAAGACCTAAAAGAAGGAACGATTGCTGAACGGATCAAGATGTATGTGAACAAGTACGCAGTCACGCAAGGCGAAATCGGCGACTTGATCGCGCTGAAACGCGAGTACCTGAAGGAGCGCGCGGACGAGCTCGTGCCAGTGCAGCTGGACATTCGGCGCATGTCCACGTTTCTGCCTCCCCTGAGCGGCGTCGTCAATCCCACGACGAACCAAGTGTCGCCGCAGTTCATGGAACAGCTGGACGAGAACTTGCGGCGCGGCAAGTCGGAACAAACTGAACAGCTCGGGGTGCTGCGCGCCAAGGTCATGTACTTCTCCCTCGGCATACAGCAGCTGGTGCAGGAAGTGGTCAGCAAATTTAAAACGCAGCTGCTGCTGCGGCCGCAGACCGAGGGCGGCGTCCCGTTCTTGCAGAATGCGTGCTGCTTGGAACCCGCAGACAGCACCACGCTGCAGTTCTTTGTGCGCCAGCGTCCCGGCATCCAAGAATGCAACGACGATGCGGCCAAAACGCAGGCCGTCGTGGATCGCATCGTGCAGCTGGCGCGCGCCGCCACGCTGTACCACCCGAAATCAACGAAATCGGAGTTCCCTCCGCTCTCGCCCCAATTTGACGAGCGCACCATTTACATGGCGTTTGCCGCGTTCTGCAATTACGGCAATCTGCGCCCCATTCCGCCGCAACTCCAGCTGTTCTGCTTGAACAAACCCGACCCCGACGTGTTTGATGCGTCGGACACGACGGCCACGCAAATTGAAAAGCTGAAACGTCGCGGAGTCAATTTCACGCGCGAAGCGTTTGCGCAAATGATGCAGGTCGTTGGCGCCGAAAACATCGTGCCCATCCGTTTGAACGAACCCGAGTGGTCCAACGACCAGCAACTGCGCGACATGATGGTCGATCTGCAATCAAAGCAATCAAACAGTGGTGATGAAGGCATCATTCCGACCGAGCTGCAGACCCACATACTCGTCCTGCTGGACACGTACGACCTAGCGCTGTCCGAAGAAACCCCCGAAATGCGCGAGTTCAAATCGTATTTGAGCAATTTGTGCGACGACCGCTGGGCCCAGATCGGATCATTCTTGGACGGCAATAAAGCGGGCGTGCCGAACTTTGCAAAACAACGAACCAAGCTCAAGTCCGCATTCGGCACGCTCATGGACTTTGCACCGCAAAAACGGGGCGCGGCCATTGAATCCGATGACGCAACGCTCGGTCGCGCCATCCAGTTCACGAAAAATTGCATGCACTCGTTGGCAGACGTGTTCCCGTGCATGATTCGCAACCAAGTGGCACGCGACGCCGACAGCGTGAAGGTGCCAGCGCATTGGGGGCTCAGCACCCGACACAGCGCCGACGTGCGAACCATCATTGCCCGCACCTACGCGGGATTGAATAAATTTTACGGCGACCAGCAGCTGGCGCCACTCCTGAAGGCGATGCAGTCTCGGGTTCGCGATCTCGTGCGCTTAATGAGCATCACCCCGTTTTTTGCAGAAACGCACGCACAAGACAAGGAACGAGACAAGGCATCCAATGCATCCAATGCATCCAAGGCATCCAAGGCATCCGAGGCATCCATATTTTCCGTGTTTGACAATCGCACCGTGCACCTGCTTTACAAGTACTACTTTTTGGAACTGCTGGCAGAATACACGCGCATGGTGAACTACGAAGGCATCCTCATTGAGGAAACGATGCCAGTGGAGGAGGACGCGCTCATTGCTGGCACGCTGCGCGCCGAAGAAGCCGCAACCGGTGTCATGGAAGAAGTGCAAATTCTGCAAATAGAGCGTACCGTGGTCGGCAAAACAATTGCGGAGCTACTGTTTGCATGCGCCGACATCGTGGACGACGAGCGCGCGGCGACAGACCTGAATGCCGACATGATCAAGGAGCGCGTGCGCCGCACCAAGGACAAGGAGAAGGAGCTCATCGTGGAGGGCTTTGACACCATGACGAAGGAGCAGCGCGAAACCGAGAAGTTCTTTAAAGACCACCGCATCGGCGATTGGAATGTGGGCATGCAGAAGGGGTTACGCCAGTACGTCAAAGACACCTATGACCGCGAGCGCGAAGAAATGGAGGAGCAGCTGCGCAAAGAACGACAACTGAATCGGCGGGATTTCGTGTCCGACATGCAGCGCGAAATTTTCTTGGACGGAGACGCCGAACGCGAAGCGGACCAAATGGACGCGGAGGAATACAGTTTGCGCGCACTACCCGCAGACGACGACTACGGCGAGGCGGATGACGGGGGCGCGCTGGACTACGAAGACGTCAACGACTCAGGCTAATGTTAGATGTAAAAATAACTTCATTCAACTTTGGATGAAATTATTTTCTAATGGTATATTATAACCCAAAACCCAAAATGCCAAATTTCACAGATGCTGAACTTCAACAAATAATGAATGCAACCAGGGGCGGCCACGATGACCAAGATGGCCAATACGGCACTCGGCGTGGTGGTCGCAAGAGCCATCGCGGCGGCAAACGTCACGGCACTCGCCGTGCAGGATCAAGAAGATATGGTGGTAAACGCAATTGTCGCCGCACTCGCCGTGGCGGCGCTTTGACCTTTCCACCCAACAACAGGAGGTGGGACTTTTAAGAATCTAAAGCTGCGCGTTGATGCGGCCGGGCAGCCCGTGCCCATACACAATCATGTAAATGAGCACGCACGCCGCAACGAGGATGCTGCGGTTCTCGGCCACACCGGGAGACTGCTTCAAAAGCAGCGTCATGATTGCGTACAGGGCCACCCCGATCACAACGGAATGCATCACCATGGTTAACCCTCGTTCAGTCATTTGTTTAAATTGGATTGGATTTGGTTCTACATCAACGAGAGAAAATAAAATAAAACATGTCGTGCAATTTTATCAATTAAAAATTAATTTTTATATTCACAATTTACATAACAATCGCAAATAAACAAAAATGGGAGAATGGAATGGTCCAAAAGTTGGGGTTTTTGATGATGCGGAAAAAAGGACACGAGCTTTGGCAGCCGCAATGAACACTGATTATATTGATATCAATACAGAATTGGACACATGTTGGGGGGGGGAAGGTGATCTAATTATAAGACGTGGAAAACCCATGATTGCGATTCCGGACATCATTGACAGTGCAATTGATACATTAAATAAAAACCCCAAGATGTTGAAATATATATTCAATGGTGAAACTTTAGACGGAATAGAAGTTCACACTCATGTGGATTTAATTAAACAATCCTCTATACCCCCCCGTGAAATATGTAAAAAAGCATGTAAGGTTCAGGCTGCAATACAAATATTCATTGATAAGGTGTATGCACCTGATGCACCTGGCAAAAAGCCATGGGTCTCGCTGACAAGAAAATTACAGGAGTTATGCAGGCAAGGTGCCACGGGCGGTAGTTCTAAGTCCAAGCATAGACCCCGCCGGCATTCGCGAAACAAACGTAAGGTCAAGGTCAATACACACAAACGACGACGTCATTGAAATTTACTTTTTATTTTTTTGGTTAGATTTGGATGAAGGTTTTGATTGCGATTCCATTTTTGCCGCGTTGCCTGCAGCCAGCATATAACCAGCCGCTTTCTGGCTTAATAAATGCGATGACATTGGCGCGGCATCTTGAGTTTTTGGCATTGAGATAGATTGGATTGATGGTGTTATTCTGCGCGTATCTTTATGTCCTTATAACATTTATATTTTGACATGTGAATGCATATAAAATGCAATTGACTATAACCATAAAATACAACAATGCAATCCAACAATGATGATAACATTGATAATGCCGCAATGCAAACCGAATATAATGCCGCAATTCAGGACGTCCATGAAAAAATAGAGGCACGCAAACACAATGCATATGAAATAAGAGACCCATACGGCATACTTCGTTTCCTTGATACCCTTGATGGGTCAGTGATGATGAGAAGCCGTCTTTAGAATTTTTTGCACTGTTTTTTCAATGCGGGCACAGGTGTTGACCCCATCATTTGCCCTCGGTCTCGCGCACATGTTTTTGATTTTCAAGAGTTTCATCCGCAAACGGTCCAAGTACGGCGTCCATTTGTACAATACGCGAAAACACGCGGCCTGCATGCATATGCAGTCACAGTTCATCGCGGTCTGAACCGCCGTGCTAGGAACGGTGTCGTGATTGAATGTGTTGCAGTCCAATTGCGCACATGAGCGAATGAATTCGTCACATTTGAGTGCGACTTCATTTGATTCGGATGCATGAAGAATGCACTGCAATTCATTCATCATGCGTGAATACTGGGAAATGTGCGCGTTGCATTGATCCACTAGTTGAGATTCTCTCGTGAGCAATGTTTGAAGAACATGCCGTTGTTGAGCAGATAGCTTTGCGGTGCATGACATCGTCATTGCGATTATTCATTGGATTCATTGGATTCATTGAATTCAATTTTATGTTTTATCGTTCACTTGGATCATTATCCAAACGCGCTCGTCTTCTTTTTCAGTTTGTATGTGTTGTTGGGTATGATCTTGTTGTTCAATAGGAACTCGTTGTTGTCCTCATACATTTCGGGCAGGATGTGTGTGAGCGGCTTGTTCACCACGTAAATAATTTGCTCCCCTTTGAACAGCTTGCGGTATTCTTGAATGGAGAGATTGCCGTAAAACTTGTTCAGGATGTACTGCGGGTTTGGCGCGGGTTTAATGCTCTTCTCGTAATTGAAGACCCGCCCGTACATGGAGTTCAACAATTGACACCGCTCAAACTTGACCGACGTATCCACGTTTTCATTCATGAGATACGCCAGCGCGCACTCGGGGCTGCAAAAACAGCCGTACACGCTGTACCCCCCGTTTGCCGCAATGCATTTGGGAACATAAATTGGTGGCGTGTCAAATTCGCAGGTGTCCCAAAAACAGCATGAACGGCGCGTGCTTGTTCCGACGTTTTGAAACACGTCGCTTTTGTGAAAGCACATCTTCAAATGATTTAATTTTTTCCAAATGTCTTTTAAATTATTGTTGTTGGTGTTGTTGTGATTGTTGGCATCGTCGTCATCATAGTCGTCATCGTCGTAATCCCCGTCATTCAAATGATTGTATGAATTTGTTGCAACCAATGATTCTGGCGCGGGTCGGGGTTTCTTGGAATTGCACGCGGTGCCGCCGATGATGAAATTGCCGACACCCGCGGCATCGTACGACTCGTTCAAATCGGCGCCTTTGGTTTCCAATGTGTTGAATGAAACGACATCCCCTGGCTTCGTGGATGCGTCGGTCAATGTCAAGTCTGGTATGTCAGACGCAATGCATTTTAAATGCAGGATTATGTTGGGAGCATCGTTGATGGATGCAGATGCATGCGCCAACTGTTGAATGACCTTTCCGCCTTTGGGTTTTCTTCCGCGTTTCTTGTGAGCAACCGCAACTGCAACAGCAACCGCAGCATCGGCAACTGGCAGTGCATCCGTTGTCTGAATTGTCATTGTTGGCTCGTCTTTCTTGGGTTTATTGACTCGTTTTTTTTTGGGCACAATGGGCTCAGCAACAGTCGCAGCAACAACATCAACAGTCGCAGTAACAGCGGCAGCAACCGGTTCATCAACAGTCGCAACAACATCAACAGTCGCAGGCTTTTTGCTGTTTCGTTTCTTTGATTTTGTTTGTTCTATTACGGTTGCGGTTGTTGCGGTTGCCGCGGTTGCCAACGCCACTGTTTGTTGCTTGGTTTTTTGCATTAAAAAATGTATGTATTTCAATTGTATGATGAATTGTGTGAAACATTTTAAGTTGTTTTATTATATTTTTTGTCGGTCTGGGTTTGGTAACATGCGCGACACAGTGGAAGGTAGTTGTCGCTTCCAATCACGATTTGGTTGGTTTCGCGCGTGGTTCTGAAGCTGAAAATCGCTTCCTTGCCGTTGCGGCAAATGCTGCAAAGCGACGTGAGTTTGCACACATTGTCGCAATGCGGGATCAAATCCAGGAACGCGCCGATGCGTTTTTTCTCAAAATCGCCGTCCAGTCCGCATATGTAAACACGTTTTCCGGCATCCACAAACTGTAAAACATGCATGATGTCACCAAAGAACTGGCCTTCATTGATGAGCAGCACTTCGGCTGCTGCCACTTCGTCGGCGTGCTTCGTCTTCAGCTCTTCAATGGTGGAGACCATCACGCAGGGGATCATGGTGCGGTCGTGCGTGGAAAGCAGCGCATCCTCTGCACCGACGTAGCGCGTGTCTCCCGCAAAATTAATCACCATGATTCGCATATTGCAATAGGTGCACTGCTTGTGCAAATTGGTCAGCCAAGTAGTTTTTCCAGAAAACATGGGTCCAATTGCTAATTCCAAGTATCCCGTGGGCATGATAGTTTGCGGTGAATGGTTCATGTTGCTCTAAATGAGATCCACATTTAATTCATCAATTTTTTCGTTAATTTCAAAATGAAATGGCATATATCAATATAAAAATAAATTCAGATGTTCCATCAATGACCAATACAAACAATTCAACCCCTTGGGTTGAAAAATATCGCCCAACCAAGTTTGATGACATTGTATTGGATCCGCTAAACAAGCTCATGATGCGCAACATCATTGCAACGGAACACTTCCCCAATCTGCTATTTTACGGTCCGCCCGGCACGGGAAAAACCACCACCATCATGAATCTGGTGAATGAGTACCAACTGGCCACCATGCACCATGTCAACAACGGCCTCATGATTCATTTGAATGCCTCCGACGAACGCGGCATTGACATCATCCGCATTCAAATCAACAGTTTCGTCACCACTAAATCTCTCTTTGGAGCCGGCACAAAATTTGTAATTCTGGATGAAGTGGATTACATGACAAAGAACGCACAAATGGCGCTGCGGCATTTGCTCAACAGTTACAACTACACCTATTCGCAGCACAACGTGCGTTTTTGCTTGATATGCAACTACATCAGCCGCATTGACGAAGCGCTGCAAACCGAATTTGTGCGCATGCGGTTTAACCAATTGCCCGTCACCGAAATCATTCACTTGTTGAAGCGGGTGAACGCATGCGAAGGGCTTAACATGTCGGACGGAATGCTGCAGTCAATACAAAATCAGTTCAATTCCGACATTCGCAGCATGATCAATTACATGCAAACCAACCAAGACACGCACACGGGACCGACACAACCCGTCATCATGACCGATTCCGAATGGAATGAAATCACGCACGATTTGAAAACAGGAGGGGCTCACGTCGTCCACACGGTTTGTGATAAAATAAACAGCATGAGCCGACACTGCAATTCGGACATCAAAAACATGATGAAAAACTACGTAAATTATTTAATACGAAACCATTCCACACTCATAACGTCCGAACTGTTGAACAAGGTTGAAAACGCAATGCACGTTGCGGAATGCAATGCGGATCACTTGATGCACTATCTCATTGTGAATTTTGCAAAATGGTTCGGGACGGGGTCTCAACCCGTTCTTTAATTGCCTTGTTTTCAAAAAGAATTGATTGCAATTCAACTTAAAGAAACGATCTTAATATGAATCTAACGTACGCACACACCAATGGCATCACTTGATTTGGAATGGCAACAATTTTTGAACAATCCTGATTCGTCAACGAGCAGAGCGAAAGTGAAAACTGACAACGATTTACTGTTGGATAATAGCAAAGACAACGATGACAATGATGACAATGATGACAATGATGACAATGATGTCAACGACGACAACGACGACAACGACGACAACGACGACAATAGCGGGGACCATGATGACGACGCCAGTGTCCCCGAATCCGACATACTTGCACTGACGGAAGAGACCCAACCGAAATGCACGCCCATTTATGTGAGCACCAAAACCAAAATATCGTATCTAACGCGTCCGATTGACATTCATTCTGTGTTTTGGAGGATTCCCGTGTTGAAGTATGCGGTTCCAATGGAGGGCACCATCAAAAAACAGATGAAGTTTTCAACGTCTGACCCAGCAGAATTGGAAGAAATTCGGGCCAACTTGAAGAATGAAGTGGCGTGCGTGAACGAGTTCGTGATTGAGCACATTGAAAATCCAGAGGGACGCATCAAATTCAAGGATCAGCGCAAAATCAGCATCGGTCTTTGCAAGAAGGACATCGTGAGCTACCGCATAAAGCAAAAACGGGCATTCTTCAACTGCTTCGTAGTCATTTTGCGCATCGTGGATGAAGACGACGAGCATCGCAATTTCAAGGAAATGCATGTGAAGGTGTTCAACACTGGGAAACTGGAAATACCGGGGTTGAAAACGGACGCAATGCTGCACAAGGTGCAGACCCTGCTGGTCAACATTTTGACACCCATTGTGGGAACCCACTTGGATTTTCAGCGTGACCAATCGGAAACGGTGCTCATCAATTCCAACTTCAAGTGCGGGTATTACATCAACCGCGATGCCATGTACCATTTGCTTAAATACAAGTACCGCATCAACTGCAACTACGACGCGTGCTCCTATCCAGGAATTCAGTGCAAGTTCTTTTACGTGCAGGGCGCCAGCGATCAAACGGGGCAACAACCGGTGCAGAGTCCTACGGATGACGCAATAACCATGACAAACAAGCACAAAAAAGCGCGCAATGACACAAAGGCGTATTATGAAGTGTCGTTCATGATTTTCCGCACGGGCAGCGTCCTCATTGTGGGAAAGTGCAACGAAGACGTGCTGCACGAAATCTACGATTTCATACGAACCATGCTAGAAACGGAATACATGACGGTCGGCAAATGCTTGGTTTCAACGGATGCGTCATTAGAAAAAAAACGCAGTCCCAAAATTCGGCGCAAGGTGCTCATGTTCAGCGAGGGGGGCAACAAGTGCCCCCTTACCCCCTCTTAAATCACTTGCCCCCTCACCCACCTAAAAAGTAGATAGTGTGCATAAGTAACTTTTTTTTCAAATGTGTTTCCAATATTTCTGTTTGATTATCGCCATTATTGCGGTGGATGAAACTTCATATTCCTCAGATAACGCCTTATAAGTATTTAAATTATGAATAAGTATTATAAGTATTTAAAGATACAAAGTCGTTTTAGAACATAATTTCACGAAAAATATACAAACACGATGCAATCTCAACCTCCTGCCCGCGGTGGCGCAGCCGCTTCAAATAATGCCGTAGTTAAGGCTCCTGTAGCCAAAGATGCCTCGTATCGGTTGCCCAGCAACGTGTGCATCAGCCATGCGATGAAGCTTTCGATTGTGGAAGACAAACCTATTATGATGGATTATTGGACTGCATCACTTGACAAATCTGTCATTATCGGGGTCAGTGAGAACAAGGACAAGCTGTTGGTGAAAAGCGAAGACGAGTACACCAGCACCATTGCGAAGATTTACAAGGTGGAGACGGAGTACATCATTATGACGGAAAATTCCATTTACATTGTCAGCAACGACATTCCCACCAAGCGCATCAACTAGGGGACATGCGCCCCAGCCAAGCATTGCGCCCAGTTTCCTCATTTTTTCATTTTTATTTATAATAGCTTATATTATAAACAAACCAAACAACAATCCAAAATCATGGCAGGTGCAGTGCGTCGGTTAATATTCACCAATCAAAGACCCGGCAATAACAATCACTACGTACCGGGTTCAGGAGTTGGCGGACTCAACATTTCGGTGCGGCGGCATTTGAAGCGCTTCGCAACTTCGCCGCAGGGCGCCAATGGCACGTATAACCCCGCTGGTAAAATTCCGTGCTGCCCCGAGCTGCTGCAAAACTACGGCAATTATCGCAAGGGTTCTAATTAAGCGTCATCCATCATCCACAAATTTGAAGTTGGAACATTTGGCACAGAGAAATTATTTTATTTTATTTAAATAATATAATACAATGTATCGCCGCGATAGTTTACATTTTCCAGAAGATGATGTACCCACTCCACGACACTTCATAAGTTATGACGGGCCAACCAACATGTATGGAGAACCCGATACAACAGCTAATGTCGGCAGCGTTGGAACAATGCTATATAGATCTAATCCACATTACAAACAGTATACAGGTCAATGGACCAATGGATTATTTGAAGGTAATGGAGAACTTATTTATCGTGATGGGGATGTCTACACGGGAACATTTTTAAATGGATTTCCGTCAGGTAATGGAAAACTTATTTATCGTGATGGGGATGTCTACACGGGAACATTTTTAAATGGATTTCCGTCAGGTAACGGAAAAGTTATTTATATAGATGGTGAGCATTCCAGTTTCACGGGACAATTTTTAGCTGGAAAGCTGGTTGATGGAGAACTTATTTATCGTGATGGAGATGTCTACACGGGAGAATTTTTAAATCAATTAATGCATGGAAAAGGTAAGCGCTTGTACATTCATAATCGTGATGCCCAACCGCACAGCAGACGGACAGAGATATACGAGGGAGAATTTCGTGATGGACGAAGAAACGGCAAAGGAACATCAACATATTACAATGCATTCGGGGATATTATGGAAACGAAAACAGGGATTTTTAAAGACGATAGATTCGTGTCACATCTGGGAGGTGCTGCTGCTGCTGCTGCTGCTGCTGCTGCTAACCGGAGACGATTCAAAAAATCACGAGCATCATCACACACCAAACGAAAACGTTCAAAACGAAGGAGGTCCATCAGGTGAACTCAATGCATGATGGAATTTAAAGGATGCTGGACAGCGCCGCAATCTGCTCCTCCGTGAGCTCGGTCGGCAATTCAATTGAAAACTTAATTTTCAGTGCGCCGCCGTCACTGTAGCCCAGCCCGGGCATGACCTTCGTTTCGTTCATGGATCCCGTGATGGAGCACGGTTTGCAATTGAATTTGTAGCTGCGACCGTTCAAATGCACCAGCTCAAACGTGAATCCGCACAGCGCGTCTTTCAATGACACGCGCTGTTCCACGATCAAACCCGTGTCCCCCTCGCGACGAAACTGCGGATGATTGTCTTCAACGCTGATTTCCAGATGAAGGGTGCCGCGCCGACCACCCGAATTGGGAACCACGTTGCCCTTGTTTGGAATGCCAACATTGTACCCATTCGGAATGCCTGGTGGAACATTTATCATGATGGTTTCGGACTGCATTGTGTGCGATTCGTCTTCATATTCAATGGGCACCGGTCGCTGGGTCACACCATTGAACGCATCGGACAATGAGAGCGCAATCACGATGTTTACATCATATGAGTGCGCCACCTTTTCTTCTTGTGGGTCTTCATGTGACTCGGCATTGAAATTGTGAATGATGATTTTGGGTCCCATCCCTCCTCCAAACATGGTTTCAAACATCATGCTCGCTTGTTGGTGTGGTTGTTGGTGTTGGTGGTGTTGGTGTTGTTGTTGTTGTTGTTGTTGGTGCATCGCAGCAAAGAGCATGTCCAACGGATTAATGCCCATGCCCATACCCATGCCCATGCCCATTGGCCCCATTGGCCCCATTGATCGCATGTGATGCATCGGCACTCCGTGTCCGCCAATCCCCATTTGCAATTCAAAATCATAGTTGCCGCGTTTTTCAGGGTCGCTTAGCACGTTGTACGCCTCGTTGATTTCTTGAAATGCTCGTTTTGATTCCTCCGAATTCCCGTTTTTATCGGGATGCATCTCCATAGACAACCTGCGAAAGGCGCGCTTTATTTCATCGGGAGTTGCAGAACGGGACTCAAGTTGCAGCGTGTCATAATGCGAACGAGGCATGAGTTTATTGACGAATTTACACCATCATATTTAAATGCCTTTATTATCATTTAGTATGTCATTATAATAACGGGTTCATTGCATTTGATACAAAATCACGTTGCACTTTGAATGCTTTTTGCACAGATGCTGCACAGTGGTTGCATTCAATGCGCATTGTTTGCCCTTGTTTTTACCACTTTGAATTTCTGCAGCGCATCTCACTGACGCACATGCTGTTATATTTGATTCGGGGGTGGATTTGGATTCTTTTGCCTTCATGTGACGCAAGCAATACGGCTTGGAAGCATGCTCGTAAAACGCATTCACTCTGCAGGAATTGAAAGAACAAGCGATGCCTGGCATGCACATGGACGCAGGTGCATTCACTCCGTTCAATCGTTTAACCACGGGGTGCTGACCGGTTATGCAAGGCAGCAATTGGTTGGTGTGTGTTCTGCAATATGGACATTTGATTTGATGCGTCCCTATTTTTTCGTGGTAATTGTGCATTCCAAGACGGCCTTTTTGACGGATAACCTCTTGATACAATGGTTCATAATTGAATTTGTGACCACATTGCAATGTCACATGAAACGAGTTCAACGGTTCGCTTGTTATTAAGCATACATTTTCACAATCGGGTTCGGGTTGCACGGACTGCATGTTTTTCAATGCTGCAAAAAAATCAAAATCCAAATCGTTTTCAACTTCATATGCGGGTGGGTTCATTTTTGCAGATGTAAGGGGGGCGCGCGATTAGGGATTGGATGTATGATTAAAAATAAAATGTCTTTATACTTATATATACATTTCATTTCATTTTAAGAATGGCAAGCAAAGACATATGGGGTCCGTCAACATGGACCCTCTTTCATACCCTAGCCGAAAAAATAAAAGACGAACATTTCAATGAGATAAAATCCGACCTGCTTGGTTACGTTAAACGCATTTGCGCCAATTTGCCGTGCCCCGATTGCGCCGCACACGCCACCCAATTCATTTCAAAATTGACCCCAGACCAATTCGCCAACAAACAAAATTTCAAAGTGTTCCTATTACATTTTCACAACTCGGTCAACGCACGAACTGGAAAACCCATATTCACATTGGAAGAGATGAACGCAAAATACAGCCGAGCAAACACGTTTGTGATTGTGCCATACTTTATCAAGGTGTATTCGTACCGCACTACCAACGTTCGCCTCCTAATGAACAGTTTTCAAAAGGACATCCTCATTAAGGACTTCATAAAATGGATGCGCGACAACAGCAGCAAGTTTAATAAGTGATCCCATCCTCACAATTATTTTGCGTGCATTTAATATAAATGCCGGCAAAATTAAAAAGAACGCAAACAAGGACGCGTCGTCGTGTCGGGACACGCGGCATCAGACTCCGTACTTGCAAAAAGGGCGGCATGTTTAGACGTGGTTTTAACAAAATATTAGGGAAAGGATTTGAAAGAGTTGACAATGCAATGCAAGTTGGAGAAGCGGTATTGAAGGGTGCAACCCAATCTAAACCCACTGAAACATTCACACCCACCAAATCGTTGCAAACGTTTAGTGCGCCAACATCAATCCAGTCACCACCAATCATCACAGTCTCATCCCCCCACGCATCTCGGGTCAGTGATTATTATAAGACACCGAAAAGGAATCTTAAATCTAACTCGGTTAACGCCGACACACCACCTAAACTGGGTACACGCGCGCGCAAACGCGAAACCCCAGAAGAGCGCAGAACACGATTGGGATTTATGGCAGCTCCAACCATCAACGACACGGTCAATGTGGTTGAAACCCTGTTTCCATGACCTTATTTACGATGATGCCGACGTCATCCGTTTTGCCATGATGGTTTGAACCTTGCCTCCTTTTGCGCATTTCCCGGCACAATCATCGCACGAACATCCTGCAAAATCGTAGAGCAAGGGTTTATTGAGATAGTAAGTGGCGTAATACCCGCTGATGCCTCCCACCATTCCCAACAGCATCATGCCAATGTATGATTTGGGTCCGAGATCCTTGCACACTCCTCCCAAGAAGGTTACAACATCCACAAAAAACAGCGCAATGAAGCTGAGAATAATGCCAATCAAGGAGTTTGTGTCCAGTTTTTTTGATTCTCCCATGCAGATTGATACATACCCAATGGTGTACCACAAGAATGCAGTGGTGAACTGGTTGCACCCAGTGCCTTTTTGGCCATTCATAACAGTGATGAATACAGCCGAAATCAGCGAAGCCACGGTTGCGCCACCGATGTGGGGCAGACATTTTGTAAAATTGCGATTCACCAAGGTCACGCCAATCGCAATCCCCGATATTATCAACGGAACCGCTTGGTTGAACTTTGATATGCCGAATAATTCATCAAACTTTGCAAGCGCGGCACTAATCCAATCGGTTATTGATGAGTCGGACGACAGGTCTGCCATTTGACGTGAAGCGAATATGATATGTATAACATACTTAAATATAAAATTCTGAAAACAATTAACCGACCCCGTTCTCAACAAACAACACACAACAGAAAACACACAACACAACACCGATGGGCATCCCGAGTTATTTTGCGCACGTGCTGAAAAAATACCCGCACGTCATCAAGCGGTTGTCCGAATTGCCGTGCATTCACAACTTGTATTTGGACTGCAACGGCATGATCTACGACGTGGTGCACCAAATGCAGTTCAATCCGTCCGACCAATCGTCATATGAAACCGAACTGTTGCAGCGCGTTTGCGACAGCATTGACGCCTGCATTGCCATCATGCGTCCCACTAACCGCGTGTTCCTCGCGTTTGATGGCGTGGCGCCCGTGGCCAAGCTGAACCAGCAGCGCGAACGCCGCTACAAGTCGTGGTACTTGGGCGAAATGGAGGCGCAGCGCCGTCGCGACCACGCAAAGCAAGGGACTCGCATTCAATCGCCTAAACCAGCGTGGAACACGTCGTCAATTACGCCCGGCACCCGATTCATGAACGCGCTGCACGACAAGCTGGCCGAGCACTACAACGCCTCCCTGAACGGCGTAAGCATCATGGTCAGCAGCAGCAAGGAGCCCGGCGAGGGCGAGCACAAGCTGTTTGAGTACATTCGCGAGCATGCGGCGGATCATGCGGGCATGAACACCGTCATTTACGGGCTGGATGCCGACTTGATCATGCTCTGCATGTCGCACCTGCACATTTCGCGCGGCATCTACTTGTACCGCGAGACACCCGAATTCGTCAAGTCCGTCAACGTCGCGCTGGACGAAAAAGAGAGATACTTCATGGACATTCCCGAGTTTGCGGATGCCATCTGGGGGGCGACAAGCACCCCCCACACCCCCAATGGGGCACTTATCACAACAATTACCCACTGGAAGGGAGGGGTGCGGGGCGCAATGCTTGGCACCCACGGTTCCCCGATGGACTACATCTTCCTGTGTTTCATGCTGGGCAACGACTTCATGCCGCATTTCCCCGCGCTCAACATTCGCACCACCGGCATTGCCACCCTCATGGACGCGTATCGCGCCACGATCGGCGCCGACGAAACCATCATACAGACGCCCTTCGCCATTCATTGGCCGAACTACAAGAAAGTCGTCGCCCACTTGGCCGCGCAGGAGCTCACGCTCATACGAAAGGAGCACGCGACGCGGGACCGACAAGCGCGCCACGTCCGCGACACCGACAAAGAGGACGACGTCATGCACGACGTGCTCATGCTGCCGATGACGCAACGCAGCGTGGAGCGCGGCATTGACCCGTTCAGCGCCGGATGGGAGAGCCGTTATTACGCCGCGCTATGCGACATCCACGACCACGATCGTGCCGCAAGGGATGCCCTGTGTCGCAATTACTTGGAGGGCATGGAATGGACGTTTCGGTACTACACCAGCGGGTGCGTGGATTGGACGTGGACGTACGCGAACCATTACCCGCCCTTGTTGGCCGATTTGGTGCATCACATTCCAGAAACACACGACCCCACATTTTCATTCTTGCGCGTGAAACCGAAGGAGCCCATTCGCGACGTGGTGCAGCTGTGCTACGTGCTGCCGCGGGCAAGCCACTCGCTGTTGCCGCCGTCGGTTCAGCGCGCTTTAATGCGCAGCAAACTCGCGTCCAAATATACGGACGACGGCAGCCCCGATTTCAAATGGGCGTACTGCAAGTACTTCTGGGAGTGTCACACCGACTTGCCGGCGCTGAATTTGTGCGAGCTGGACGCGATCGTGGACGGGAACCTGGGTACTTAGCACACAACGGCTCGGCACACAACGGCTCGGCACACAACGGCTCGGCATGAGACGTGCCTTGACGAGACGTGCCTTGGCGAGACGTGCCTTTGCACCCGTATAATTATATTACTGTATAATATGAATATGAAAGTATTATACAATAATTCGGAAATAAAAAGTGGGGTGTTTATGACTCCAGCAGAAACACACGTTGAGCCCAAAATAGAATACGACCCAAAACCAAGCACTTTATACACCTTAATAATGCATGATCCAGATGCACCCGTCGGGAATTTGTTGCATTGGATAGTAGTAAATATAGCCGACAATAACATAAATAATGGCGATATATTATTAGAATATAAAGGACCAGCGCCGCCCAAAGGATCTGGATCACACAGATATATGTTTTTGTTATTAGAACAACCCGAGAAGATAACTTCTAAACTGGATGAAAGGGTTATGCCGATGGATAATTTATACAAAAAATTAAATACGAAATTGCAAACCGTTGCAAGTGTTTATTTTACTAGTAAAAATTCTGATGGGGGGAAAAAGAGGAAAAGAACAAAGATAAGTAATAATACCAGAAAAAACCAGAGAAAACATAAAAAAAAAAGAAACAACACAATAAAAATTAGAAAAATGCGTGCATTATAATCATTTTTTATCAATAACAACTTCCTTTGCAACATTTCGGATGTGTTTGTGTTCGTCTAAGGAGACTGCGCTGACCTGTGCTTCCCGTCTCACATCCCGAAAGCATTTGATTAATTCATTGTGCATGACAGTGTATTCGGGTCCGTCATCCGTGCTTATGACTGGCTCCAGCGCCTTCAGATTGGCGTAAAAACACTGGCAATCAGCATGCGTTATTTTTTGGCTTTTGCAACATTGGTCATACACTTGATCCATGTTGTGCCGGCACTCCTTGTGCCTGATCGTCATTTGCGCGTCATACGACGACACATCCAAGTAATTTATCATGTGCGTCATGGCTGCAATTGCGTCATTTGATTTCATTGCAACTTATCCCTCAGTGTCTGTATATTTTTAATACATTTAAACTATGAATGTGTATTACAATGATTTTATAATATAAATGTCGCAATCCGCAAGACTCATTCAGCGCGCAGAGAAGACGTGCAGCCGCCGCAAGCACGTGTTGACGCGTCATCAACCGATAAGTTAAATGCTATTCTTCGCCGCCGATAATAAATGCCCCAAAAACCCCAAAACCTTTTTTCCGAAAACAAGAAACCCCGTTTTGGGGACATCCGATGGCCGCATTTCGCTCTGTTGCACCCCCCAAAAACCCCAAAACCTTTTTTCCGAAAACAAGAAACCCCGTTTTGGGGACATCCGATGGCCGTATTCCGCTCTGTTGCACCCCCAAAAAAACCCAAAACCTTTTTTCCGAAAACAAGAAACCCCGTTTTGGGGACATCCGCGCGCCTATTTGCACCCATTTGCACCCATTTTACAATCATGGTCACAATTTTGTGAAAATGATTTTCAAAATTACGAGATCATATATGCTCTCGCGAAAATGGCTCCAAAAAAGTTCCGCAATTTACCTAGTGCCGCGCGTTTTTGCGCAAAAAGGTTTCGCCATATCGATTTTTGGACATTTTTTTTGTCCATTTTCTGAAAATTTTATAGAGTCTTGCAGAGTAAAAACAAAAAATAACAAAATTATTTTACAATTATTGTTGTGTAATATGAGAGCATAATGGTGTCATGTTTTGAGGGGGTGAAAAAAGTGGAGTTTTGGCCCAAAAAAAAGCTTAAAAAAAGGCACCACGGCGCAACTTTTTGTTCTAAAAATTTAGAACACTTTTAGAACGCAACTCATATAAAGATATTTTCTTACATTATGTTATAACACCACACCATACCCAATCTGCATCGCATGAACACGGATTCATCCTCTGACGATAACGTTTCGGACCCAAAAGTAGCCAAAAGTAGCCAAAAGTCGCTCGTGTGTAAATACTGCGACTATATTACGTCTAAAAAATGTAATTTTGACAAACATCTCTCCTCTAGCAAACATTGTTCTAGAACAATTTTGAACACCCCAACTAAAAAAGCTACAAAAAGTAGCTCGATTTTGTGCCAATACTGCAAAAAAGAGTATTTTGCTAGGAACAGCTGCTGGTACCATGAAAAACAGTGCCTAGATAATCCTAGCAACAAACCCATCGCGCCGGTTGCCAAGGTGATAAAAAAACTGCCGGCTGCTCCGCTGGTTGTGAATGGAAACGACACCGTCACAATCAGCCTGTCGGAACTTTACAAAACCAGCGGGAACGGCGACAACTTCTGCTTGAGTTTGCAGGACATGGTGCCGTGCATGTTGAGCCATTTCAAGCGGCAGAATGAAGAGCATCAAAAGGAGCAGAAGATGGTGGTGCAGGAGCTGCTGAATCAAAACAAGGAATTGATGAATACGATCCGAGAGATGACGCCGCGCATTGGCAACAACAACGTGGTGAACACCACAAACAACACGCAGTTCAACCTGAACGTGTTTTTAAACGAGGAATGCAAGGACGCCATTAAACTGAGCGATTTCGTAAAATCTCTCAACATAACTGTTGCAGATTTGGAATTTACGAAGAACAACGGCATCATTGAGGGCGTGAGCTCCATCATCGTGAATAATTTGAAGGGCATGGATGTGCACAAGCGGCCGATTCATTGCACCGACATGAAGAGAGAAACCATGTATATTAAAAACGATGAATGGGAAAAAGATGACAAGCTGGAGCACGTGCGAAAATTCATTTACCTCACGGCGTGCTATCAGACCCGCGTCATTCAGGACTGGATGGCGGCGCACCCGGGGTGGGAATCCAACGAAAAGATGCAAACCGAGTACTTGACGCTGTGCAAGGAACTCTACAAGAACATTGAAAAGGATGATGCCGCGCAACGGAAGATTTTGAAGGGGTTTATCAAGGAAGTGCAAATCGACAAATCCATGATGCATTGACACATTTTTTTCAAAATTGAAAGACACATTGGAGAGAAAATCATGCATATATGTGGAGGAATGTTTGGCATATTGCTTTATTCATATGACCGAGTGCAGTTGTCCAATATACTGCATTCATTCCACCTCATACAAGCGGCCGTACGCAAGGAAGAATGTGATGGCTATCGCAATAGTGTGCCAATTATTGCCTGCTGATGCCACAAAATGTCATTCCAAAAAACAATGGAAAATAAAAAAATTGATTTGGTTCCAAAAAGCATTTGAAATCAATTAGTGCTTCTAAGAAACAACGAACTATGCAAACTCAGACTCAGACTCAACCTCATACGACTCAACCTCATACTCAAGACTACTGGACGGCTACTGCGATGGCCACTACTCCAAAGACGAAGACCACCACCGTGACCCTTTACGATGAAGACGGCAGCGTGTACCAGGGCCACGTGAATGAAGACGGTGCCAAACACGGGCAAGGCACGCTGAAGACCTCCATCTATATGTCCGGGGTTGTCGGTAATGACAATTCGCATCTTATGAAATGGACCGAATTCTCTGGAAACTGGTGCAACGGACTGCTACATGGGCATGGCATCATGCGCAATGTGTGCGGCAATGGCGTCGTCCAAATCGTTCATGACGGCATGTGGGACAACGGTGTTCCAATGCACGAATGACGCATAAACGCATAAAGAGATGTGCGAATGGATGGACATTCAAAACCCCAAAAAACAAAAAAAACAAAAAAAGATTTTTTTTGATGCATACATGCATGTAAATTTGTTTTCACAACGATTTGGCCTTGCGATTTGGATGCATCGGGCAAATTTCTAATGACATAATATAAGATAAACATATAAATATATATACATTGGTACATTCATATAACCCCAGCATTATTGAAATGAGCGACGCCAGTGAAGAGCCCAAGGCCGCCGCCGCCGCAACAGGTCCCGAGACGAAGGCACAGTTAGTGCAGTACATCAAGTCGTGGATCGAAACCGACAATGACATACGCAAGCTTCAGAAGGAGATGAAGGGGCTGAGGGATAATAAAAAAACGCTGACAGATGCACTGGTGAATGTGATGAAGAGCAATGAGATTGACGTGTTTGACATCAACGACGGCAAGCTGATGTATGCCAAGACCAAGGTGAAGGCGCCGATCAACAAGACGAGCTTGTTTGCAGCCCTTATGCAGCACTACAATGACGAATCTGCGGCCAAGAAGCTGAGCGAGTTCATCATGGATTCGCGCCAGGACAAGGTTAAGGAGTCCATTCGCCGAAAAATCCAAAAATAAATAGTGGCACATCTTAGGAGAGGGACAACCAATGAAATTGGAAACAGACATTTGCGTGGGCAGCATCAACGACGACGTTGCAATGCGCAATGATGACGCCATCACGGAGGAACATTTGAAGTATCCGTTTGTGCATGCATTGAAAACCAACGTGGATGACCGCGCGGACCTGCCGCCGGACTCGCGGGCAGACATGTGCATTTACCGAATAAATCGCAACAAATCAAGCATTCCATTTTTGGAATTCCTGTTGTATTTGGACGGCAGTGCAACTGACAAGGGTGGAAACAAGCTGACGTTTCCGCACATTTTATCCAAACACACCAAGACGGGACTGGTGGAACAATGCACCGCGCCGTTGCGTGCATTGTTTGGGGGTGATGGCATCGGCGATTTGGATCGCGTGATTAAATACAGTGGATTTTTGCATGACAAAACCAAAAAGCGATGCACGCTCTTTTTCAATAAGTCGTATGATGCAAATGACGTTGCCAGAACCCCCTTCCTGAGTTCAAAAAATCGGTGGTGGTGGGTATTGTCCAGCGAGATTTTCAACGAACACCGAATGATGAATTATCAAATCGCGGATTCAGTAATTTCATTTTTTAACAGGCACCCGAATGTCATGCATTTAACCGCGCATGGACGAATATTGGAATCCCCGAGCGCATGTTATGCCGGTAAGCATTTGAATTACATATCTTACATGGCGGCATTCGGCATGAAAAAGGCGTCCACGCGGGCCCATTTTGGGCCGTATTATTATTCGGGAGACTTCATGGGAACCATGCGATACGCATGCTATGCCATGGGATTTGAGGAACACGTGTTGGCGGATGGAACCGTTTTAACCATGAATAAGCACGGCAAACACACCAACGGCGGCATTGCACGGTTTGCTGTGTTTTTGGGGCGATGTCGTGCATTTTTTTTGAACGGCGACGAAGATCGTTCCGAATTGAGCATGTATTGGGCCAACAAAGACCCAGTGATAAAGGCAAAACTTGCGCTGCGCGACATCAACGGCGATTGGACGAGAGATTTCAACTCTGCTTATGTGGGGGAATACTCATTCAATGTCAACGACACCACAAAAAAACGCGTGCCCGGATGGACCATTAAGGAGTACGACAATCAAATTCCGTTGTCTTGCCACGAAATTGACACGACGAACGTGCCGTCTGAGTATGACCCAGACTTCACCAATTACCATGTCATGTGAGGCATTTGAATTATGCCGATGCCGATGCCGATGCCGATGCATAAATATAATAGAAATATTATATTCATGTAGTATATTAATTGCAATAACATTGTCGTTTCGCGATTCACACCCAATTGCATGGAATCGTCGTTTATGAAACGGTTTGTGCTCGCGCCCATCATTTTCATCATCATTGTGAATTTCATTTCATTTTTTGTGCACATGCTTGAAATAAACGATAACATGTATTACATCGTGGTTGCAATGATAAGTCTTCCGTTGTTTTTGTACATGGTCATGGGTTGAAGGTTGGAATGCTGTACTCTCCTTTCGCATTTGTTGCGTATTTTGCAATGACATGTGGATTCACCGTGTTGGCCACAATGTCTTCCGGATCGTACACATTTCCCAAACTGTCAATGTGATACATGATTCCCTTGATGTCTTGCACCCATGTGTCCACCTTGATGCTGGTGGTGGCCGGTTCCAAAATGTCAAACATGCCGTGTGGGATTCCCTTTGTGTGCGTTCCGCAACAAGCACACCCGTCCTTTTTGCGGCGGGTGCATTGCTCTCCGTTGGCACGCTTGGCATGGCAGCGGTCGTACACGGGAACCACGTTTTTGATGCGTTTTCGCTTCATGAAGTCTTCCTTGGACAGTTTCAATTTGTCTGCCGAATAAATGAATGCCATGATTTCTGCGTAGTCCTTGTGTATCAATTCGAACGGGTTGGCGCTGCTCGTTGCGCTGGGGTGGTCGTGTTTTTGACGGACCGCTTCAAACTGGGCTGAAATGTCATTCTTGAAGGCAATCAAATAAGCGTCAATTCTGGTATTGATTCGGCGTTCCATGTGATATGATAGTTTGGTTATCATGCATTCAATTGTATTTTTAAATCAATTTTTAAAAATATAACGGGAAACAATTTAAAGAGGGGGGCGCGGGGGGGCAATTACATCATTTCTATGTTTCCCCCTTCCAACTCCAAATTCAAATCCAAATTCAAATCCGAATCCATCATCATTTGTTGCAATTGTTGCAATTGTTGCAATTGTTGCAATTGTTGCAATTGTTCCTCATTCAGTTCAATCGTAACGTGTGAATCTGGATTAAACGGAGTAGAATCGCCATGGACACTGTTCGGCACGGAGTTGTGGACACTCGCAGGCACGGAGTTGTGGACACTCGGCGGCACGGAGTTGTGGACACTCGCAGGCACGGAGTTGCGGACACTGTTCGGTACAGAGTTGCGGACACTGGGCGGCACGGAGTTGTGGACACTCGCAGGCAGGGAGTTGTGGGCACTCGCAGGCACAGAGTTGCGGACACTGTTTCGGACACTTTGAGGACGCGAAGAATGCACTGAAACCAATTCAGCAGTCGCCCGATATCCATTGGAGGTCGCATCAATTGACACACCTTGTTCTAATTGTTGTAATTGTTGCAACTGTTGCAATTGGTTTTGCAATTGGTCATGCGGTAGATTGTAAATATCATGGGACTGATATTGCGGTTGCTGCTCCAGTTTAATTGCTGCATCGTCAATGACAACTGTTATGCCATTGTTGTGCTGGTTGCCACTGTTGTTGCCATTGTTGTGCTGGTTGCCACTGTTGTTGCCATTGTTGTGCTGGTTGCCACTGTTGTTGCCATTGTTGTTCTGGTTTCCGTTTCCACCACCGGCCGGTCCGTCGTTTCCGGGATAATTGTCGCGCGCGGGACTGCCGTCCCGACTGCTTTTTCGGCTGGCTCTCTCTTCGTAGTCCTGCTTGTTTCGCGCGGAATTCACGGTCACAATACTCAACCCGTTGCACAAATTCGGTGTGTGCGCGTCAAACGTGTATTTGCCCGGTGTGCCCGCCACTTGGTGACCATACTTCTTCTGGAATGACGCAATCACGTCCTGGTCAATGAGAGGCGCGATGTCAAAGAGGTTCTTGATGTCGGTCTTGATGATGTTCATCATGTCCTTGGCATCCACGCGCTGCGAACGCACGAGCGCGAGCTCAATTTGGATTTTCTTGTTGATTTGCTGGAATTGGAGGGAGCAGAGTCGGTGCGACTCGGCGCGCTTGCCCAATTGGAAGTAAGTGTCTATGGATTTGATGATCCCGACGAAAATGCTACTTATGCCCAGAATGATGTTCATATTGTTGTAACCGATGTCAATGCCGGTTGCGAATCCAATGGCCGACGACAGGATGATGACCGGAATGTTAATGTAGTTAGAACGCCCGTTGTACTTTTCATACGAGTTGCGGTGCAGGATGGAGAGAGATTCACACTCCTCCGCATGCAACTTCAATAATTGTTCTAAATCGGTGTTGTAATCAATGGTTTCAGTCATTGATTGGAATATGTTATAATCTTACATACGATTTTATTTTTTTATGTCATCCAGCATTTATTTTATTTAGTATTTGAATAGATTATACGCAAATTGAAATAAATGGCACAACAGCCTCTACTCTCGGGGTATTTGGACACACCTCAAAAGTTACAGGCATACTTGAATTCATGTCCGCCTGGACTCACCAAACTTCATTTAAATGCACGACAAATTTCATCCTTATCAGGAGTGCATTTTCCACATGAATTGAAAAGATTGGATTTGAGTGATAATCTGATTGCCTCTTTAGAAGGAGTGCAATTTCCATCCACATTAGAACATTTGTTTTTGGCCAATAATCGTATCACAACTTTGCAAGGAGTGCAATTTCCGAGTGGATTGACAAATTTCAAATTTCAGGATAATCCATTAATTTCCTTGGCAGGTATGATTAATCCATCTAGCATCATTAATAACTATTTCATGGTTCATTATCATTCATTGTACTTACGGGACATTGAAGGTGTAAGATTGTCATTACAAGCCGCCAGACAGTCCCAAAAAGCGTCCTTAAAAAAGATGTCTGATTTAACCCAGCAATCCATGCAGAACCAGTTGAATGCAGTCACGTCATTTTTGCGAGACGGCATGCAAGCCCACGCGCAGCAACATGAAGACCAATTAAATAAAGAGGTGGAAGAAAAAGGAAGGGCAATGATTTTTATTCGTGGATTTGGGAAAACATACACCGTTCCATTTAACACGGAATTGTCGGTTCAATCTGTATTGGATTATTTGAACAATCATTATTACATTTCGGTGTTGAACAATTGCGGTGGCATGTGGCTCGTCGTCTCTGGCAAAAGATTGGAAACCGAACGCACGTTGGCCGATTACAATGTGCAAGCAGAGAGCACGTTGCACATAATGTGCGACATGATTGGAAATTATCAAAATGGGGGGAAACGAACAAAACGAACCATCAAACCCCGCAATCCGCGTTCCAAACCCAAAACTAAATCCAAAAAAAATGGGCATAAGTGCAAGTGATTGAAATTTTGCGCATCAATAAAATTGAATTGGTTTGGAGGATGTGTTGGTTGGTTCCATCGCACCAATTAGTTGCAACTGATGCATTCCACTCAATGCGATGCGCATGGGCATGAACGGTGGATTGCCCGCACATTTTCACGGTTGAAAGAAGGCGACACATTCAAACCCATCGGCAGTGGAAAAACATTCACAAAATGGGCTGGGCTGCTCGTGGCGCCGGACATGGAAGCGCGCGAGTGGATCAGATCAAATGTTGGCATTGATTTCTTCAACGAACATGTTGTCATGATATTATATGCATCTCCAGAGAGATTTTCAAGAAACCCGGCAAAAAAGACACAATGAATGCAAAAAAATGGACATAAATACAATTGATGTATTTTATTTATGCAATAAGGAAGGATACTCAACATGTTCCGTTTTTTGTCGTTGCTGCACATGCGCGGCTTTTCCAAATCAAAGAGCCAAATGGATAAACAATGCAAGATGACCAATGGCGGGCCACCCATATATGATTGCACCAGTTCCTGCGTTGATAAATGTCAAATCATGGGGACGAGGGACGAGGTGGATGCGTTCATTGCAAATGCGAATTGTCGTGCAAAGTGCATTTATACAAACGCGGAACGAAAGCCCGGCGATTGTTCATGCACGAGCACGTGTGTCGCCGAGATGTCTGAACTGTATTGCATCATGGAGTTGTCGGCGTCATCGGCGGCTCGGCGATCATGACCTCAAAAATGCGCGCCAGAAGTTCCTTGGATTCAGAGAACCCCTTGCATTCCGGGACCCCCGCCACATCCGCAAACCACTGCTCAAATTCGTGCATCGCGGTCCAGTATTTCACGTAGCCGCCGAGGGCAAGTAGCATAATTGCCTGTTTTGCGTAGTCGGCATCAATGGGTCCCACGTCATCATGCGACAAGAGTTCGTCAATGTTCAGGCCCGCGTCAAATTTTGATGGGAAACGCGCGATGGTGCGATTCAGGGTGAAGCCCTTGCAATGCCCTCCGAACCCGAAATAATCTTCAAATTCACAATGGTGATCCTTGACAAGCGGCCGTTCAAACTGCATTTTGAAGTCGCGTCCCAATAGAGGAACGGTCATACTGAGCGACCGAATGTTCACGTGTTCGGACGCATGCCGGTTGTACGTTTCGCGCCACACAGCCGTATCGGCAAACACCTTTTCTGCAGTTTCATCCGGCACATTGGAAACCATGTAGCCTTGTGAGGTGTAATGGGTTTTGTGCAGTTCCTTGAATTTGGCAACAACGTCGGCCTTGGTGGAAGTCATATGTGGGTTCTTTCTTGGTTAAAGATGTATGCAGTGTTTCTTTATATTGGTTTGGATAAGTGTTCATTGGCCGTGCGAATGATTTCAATAAAAATTGAAAGCATTTTTTGATTCACCACAATATCAAGCATGAATTGGAATTCAACAAATCAACAAATCAATCAACAAATCGCATCACCAAAATGTCCGCCACTGACGTAATGAGAGAACACACCAGCCGTTCATTGATCAGCCTCATTTCCCCCGACCATTTTGATCCGGCCGACCGTGTGGGGAGTCAAAAAACATACCGCGTACCTGAGCACCAGCGTTACCCGTCATGGTCGTCCTTGAAAAAGGAGCGTCTTGTGGATTCGGTGATGGCCAACTGGATTATTGGTCAAATCACGCTTACAAAACATCATGACCAATCGGGCGATGAGTATTTCAACGTGCAGGATGGGCAAACCCGCATGGGTGCGCTGCAGGAATATGTGATGGACAAATTTCCTTGGAACGGCAAATTGTACAGCGAATTGACAGCCGAAGAACGCGCCAGGTTCAACAACTACACGGTTCAGTTGGACATCTTTAAAAAAGAGAGAAACATGAGTCAGTCCGAGTTCAACCGAGTCATTTGCGAGATATTTGAACGACTTAATAGCGGAACGCCTTTGACAGACAATGACAAATACTGGAACCGAAGCGACACCCCTACCATGAAACTTTTGAATCAACTCAAGTGTTCGGCCGAATTTGGTCCGCTCATTCGCAAATACATGTGGCTCAATGTGGGTGGCGGGAAAGGGCGCAGCGGGTTGAACCATTTTGTGGGACTTATTCTTGGATTGGTGAATCAGCGGGCCGAGTGCATATCCACCTCATTCATGCAGAATGGGCGCACCCTGATGGAAACCATCGTGGATGAGGCCGGCGAGCGTCGCGTGACTGATTTCTTGCGATGGTATTTCGGGTTATTGACCGACGTGTTTCAGTTTGCCAGCTGGAGCGTGAAGCGCACTTTCGGGAAGTTGTCGGGGGTGTGTGGCATGATTGCCGTGGATTGGATTAACAGCAATGCAGGTGCCCGAGGACATTATGCCATATGGAAACGATGCATTGAACTGCAGTTTTCGCGGGCCCATTTTGAGAGACGGTTGTTCGCTGAATTGCCGAACGGCCATGCACGCAATGTGACTGAAATTGCGATCAATGCGCGCATTGATGCCGTGATGAAAGCGTATGAAACGGATGTGTTTGCGGAATACAGCCAGGATGCATTCAATATCATATTGGGTAGTGACGATGAAAGTGATGATAGTTAAATAGTTAAATGATAGTAAAATAGTTAAATGATAGTAAAAATAAAAAAAAGATTTTTATTAATGAAATATTAGTAGCTAAGTTTGAAGTTAGAATGGAATAATACGCGTTGAAGAGGAGAAGAGTTGAAATCGTTGTGAATGGCGGATAGTTCTTGGTTAGCGTATGCCTGTAGGTTGTTGAGTTCATATGCGAAGGATTCAATGTTTGTAATGTGTGATTGTGTGTGTGAAAGTATGTGTTGAAAGCGGAAAGCGATGTCGGTGGTGGCTTGAATGACGGCCTGTAATATTTGAGCGATGTGTTCGTATTTGATGGCGAGCAAATGATTGCGGCGAATGGTTAGCTTGAATCTGGAAATAGTAATGGCATTGGAAACGAATGCTTTGCGAGCGTATAGATTGATGGCAGTGCGGTCAACGTTGAAGCGAGGCGCATCGTGGAAGCGCAAATGAGGGATGGACCCGAAGAAATTGTAAACATTGTGAAATTGTGTAGAGAGTGAATTGTGTTCATGAAGGGGCAAATGAATAAGGGTGTGTCGGAGCGTGTGCTCAATGCGGTGGTTCAATAGAGATAGGAAGTGGTGATCAATTTCGCGTCCGCACAGTACATCGTCGTGATCGCGAGGCATACCGCCGGCGTGATTATCGCGCATCCACTGCAAATAATGAGGATTGTGTCCGCGAGTTTCAAATCGTCCGGAATTCCAGGACCAAAGGCGCTTGCACTGGGTGCAGAACATTTGGTCGCAGCCCTCAGTCTTGTGAACGAGAACCTTGCAATTAGGGCAGGGTTTAGTGTCGTGCTTCAAAAGAGTGACAGACGCAACGGAGTCGGGGTTGCAAAGGTGCAAAGGATCATCGCGAGCGGCCTTGAGTTCCCTGCAATGCGCACACGTGTGCTTGTCGCAGGTAGCACACTTCCAAGCGGAAGTAACGAATCCGTTGCAGTCGGAATCAGCACATCGGTGAATGAATTGTGCGGCCTGGTCCCCATGATTTTGTGGAGGCCCATGACGTTGCAATTGAATCTTGGTGTGCGCCAAATTGGCCTTGAGAGCTTGAAGTTGATTGATTTGTGCCAGTATGTCCTTGATTTGTGCGTCAATGCCCTGGATGATGCGGTCATGCGCGACGGCAGCCTGAGCGGCAGGTAGCATGGCCTGTTCTTGTGCAAAGAGAATGTCTTGTTGGTGCTTGGCGAACTCGCCTTGAATGAAAGACTTTGTAAGACCGATATGCTGTAGCTGAGAATGGGTGAATTGAGTGTTGCAGAACATGCACTTTGGAACCGAAACATCATCGCCACAAAGGAAAGTCTGGTAGCATGACCTGCAGGCACATTTTGCACAGGAGTCAATGGGACAGCGAATGGGTTTGCGGGTGGATGCATTGAAATCATCAAAACAGATGGAGCAGGTCATGAAAGAATCGTATCGTATATAACGTATGTGTGTGTGTGTGTAAAAAGCATTAGAACGACCCGAATCAATTTTTTTAGAATTAAGTGAAACCCGAGATGAGATGTGGAGGCGTGTGCAGTGGTGTTCAACCTTCTGGATGACCCTCCCGTGGCCCCTCCCCCTCATCCAGGATCCCTCCCCCTCATCCAGGATCCCTCCCCCTCATCCAGGATCCCTCACCCTCATCCAGGATCCCTCATCCTCATCCAGGATCCCTCACCCTCATCCAGGATCCCTCACCCTCATCCAGGATGTTCCTCATGCATGTAATCGTGAAAAAATGCAAATGAATCCTCAATTGATGGGCTATTCCTCAACAATAATGAATGAATGATGAGTTGAATATAATTTGAATATCTCTCAATTGATATGTTGTAAGAATGATAAAAGAAGAAGAATGGTTTGCATGATTATGAAAAGGAGAGAAACTGGTGAATGATGTGGCGACATTTTGGCGGATATTGTCGTGATGAATTGCAATTGACTCCTCAATTGATGGGCTATTACTCAATAATTATAAATGGGTGAAAATTTGAATATCTCTCAAATGATAGTTTGTAATAATTGAAAAATGTTGGAATGGATGAATGACGGGGTTAAAGGGGGTGCATTGCATGATGGGTGCATTGCATGATGGGTGCATGACGCGGGACTGATGGGTGCATTGCATGATGGGTGCATTGCATGATGGGTGCATGACGCGGGACTGATGGGTGCATGACGCGGGACTGATGGGTGCATGACGCGGGACTGATGGGTGCATGACGCGGGACTGATGGGCTGCATGACGCGGGACTGATGGGCTGCATGACGCGGGACTGATGGGTGCATGACGCGGGACTGATGGGTGCATGACGCGGGACTGATGTGGCGCGATGGGTACATGATGGGCGCGATAGGCGCGATGGGGAGCATGATTTGATGGGTTAAAGACCGTCCGCTCCCATTGAAACATGGCCGCCGTAATAGTAATGACTGACTCATAATAAATGACAAATATCAATAATATTTGTAATGAATTGATATGGTGAATTAATTTGAATATCTCTCAGTTGATGTGTTGCAAGAATTGAAAATGTTGAAATGGATGCATGACGCGGGACTGATGGTCGCGATGGGGCGCGATGTGGTGCAATGTGGTGCGATGTGGTGCAATGTGGCGCGATGTGGTGCAATGTGGTGCAATGTGGCGCGATGGGGCGCGATGTGGTGCGATGTGGCGCGATGTGGTGCGATGGGGCGCGATGGGGTGCATGACGCATAACCGATTGCAATTGACTCCTCAATTGATGGGCTAATCCTCAATAATTATAAATGTGTGCAATTGATGGGATTAATTAATTTGAATATCTCTCAACTAAGATGTTGTAAGACCTGAAAAATGTTGGAATGAGTGCATGTTGTTGTTAAAGGGGGCTACGCCCCCTTGTCCCTTGTCACTTGATATAATATTATGATGTGTAATATATAACGCCATGTTGTTGAACGTTATTGACGAAATGAATCGCATTATAAATGTTGCAGACGCAAACAAATCAAATAAACTATCGGACATACTGAAATTGATTGTGAATGAATGCAACATATCCCAAACCAAATACATGATCATTGGATCGTATGGTATTCGGCATTATCGTGAGATTGGAGACCTGGATGTGATAATGGAAAAGACCGAGTGGAACAAATTATCACACATGGTGGATGGAGGCATTGGTGTGTTTGAAACCTACAATGGACAAAAGCGATATTTTCTGGATCTCACGGACGAATATAAAAAGATGGATCCAATGGCAAATGATTTTTCAATTGAAATATTTAGTAAAGAACTGAACGAGGGATATCCGAATAATAAGTTCAGCATTGAATATTTGTATGACCACAATGGATTGGCGAGGGATGAAAACAATCATCAACATTTCACGAGAAAAACGCTGTTGAACTGGAAAAAAACGACCAATCGTCCGAAAGATGTGCTAGATGTAAAACTGATAGATTATTTGATTGAAAAGTACAAAACCCACAGAAAGCGTTGCCCGAAAGGTCATAGGAGAAATGCTATAACGAAAAAATGCAAAAAACCCAAATGAATGACAGAATGAATGCATGACTGTCTTACCAAATGCTGAGTCGTCCGCCATTGGACGCAATGCCGAACTCAATTAAGTCGTAAAAGGCGTCATCGTCATTTTCAAAATCATATTCAACGGTTTGCGTTGTTTGCGTTGTTTGCGTTGTTTGCGTTGTTTGCGTTGTTTGCGTCGTCGTAGGGGTCTGCATATTGCGTGTCTGGTTTTGCATTGGTGAAGTATTTGAATGGTTGATTGAATCAATTTTTTGGCTTAAAAAAAGGAACCACGTCAGTGGGTGAAACATGCAAACAACTTCATCCACCAACATAGCATGCACACCCTTACCCCGAAAACAACACATCGCCGCCCCTGGATGACCCCCTCATCCAGAAACCCCGATATTTTTGCATCTTACTATACCCATTTCGCACCATGTGTTTCAAGCAGTTCGCAATGAACGCGCACCATGGCTCAGTTGTCAGATGCAGTTTCTGACAAGTAGCAACGACAAGGTCGCAAGTTCAAATCCCACGAGTGCCACTGCGAAACCAAACAGAAAAAACAGTAATGCCATTACCCCACAAATTCTTAGGGGTCTGGTCAAAAATTCATTCAAGCGGGGACAAGCAAACACACAATACCGGTATAGCTCAGCGGCAGAGCGTCTACAACATCGTCGGTTGCATCTTTAGACTTCTTTGAGTCCGAATGACTGATGGTTATCGCCTTATAAGCGGAAGGTCACAGGATCGAAACCTGTTGCCGGTATATTTCAATTCGGCTGCTTTACAGAAGCAGCCCGTCACAGCTAAGCGACGTCAAAACACAGCATCTTTCACCGCTGTGGCGCAGAGGTTAGCGCGCGGGGCTCATAACTCCGAGGTCACTCGATCGAAACGGGTCAGCGGTATTATCCTATTCGTGTGCTTTACAGAAGCATGCCGTCATAACTAAGCGACGTTAAACACAGCAACCACACAACCCAACACCGGGGTGGCGCAGAGGGAGCGCGCGGGGCTCATAACCCCGAGGACACAGGATCAAAACCTGTCTCCGGTATCTTTCAATTCGGCTGCTTTGCAGAAGCGGTCCGTCATAGCTAAGCGACGTCAAAACACAGCACCCACCACACAACCCAACACCGGTATAGCTCAGCGGCAGAGCGTCTACAACATCGTCGGTTGAATCTTTAGACTTTGTAAGCTAATAAGTCTAAAACTAAATTTGGAATATTTAGCAATTTATGTAAGTCCGAAAGACTGATGGTTATCGCCTTATAAGCGGAAGGTCACAGGATCGAAACCTGTTGCCGGTATCTTTCAATTCGGCTGCTTTGCAGAAGCGGCCCGTCATAGCTAAGCGACGTCAAAACACAGCACCACACACACAACCCAACACCGGGGTGGCGCAGAGGAAGCGCGCGGGGCTCATAACTCCGAGGTCACAGGATCAAAACCTGTCCCCGGTATTTATCATTCGCAGTTTCCAGAACTGCCACACTGCCTACACAGCACATTATTAACCGGTATGGTGTAATTCGGCAACACGTGGAGCTCACAAGCGGTTCCAAAATGCAAGATCAATGCTTGCCACCGGTACTATTACAATTTGTCGGCTTTACAGAAGTAGTCCATCATCTCGCACGAGACCACACCTTTTTTGCATGACACAACAATGATTTGCATTTGCACATATGACACACACAATGAAGAGAGATATTCAAATAATTCGTTCCTCATAACATGAGCCATGCCTCATACCATGAGCCATGCCTCATAACATGAGCCATGCCTCAATAATGCTTTATGGGGATTTCATGGTTTATGGATAAATCATAGTGGGGACACATTATTTTAGGGTTTAGGGTTTAGGGTTTAGGGTTTAGGGTTTAGGGTTTAGGGTTTAGGGTTTAGGGTTTAGGGTTTAGGGTTTAGGGTTTAGGGTTTAGGGTTTAGGGTTTAGGGTCGCAACCCGGTTATGCATTTTATTCCGCCAACCCCTGATCCCGAAAAAAATACAACCTTCCCATAAATTTCACACATTCATGTCAAAAATAATATGACATTAATGTCTCTCATCCCGAACCCATCCAGAACCCGAATCCCACCCCCCTAACTGGATTTCCCAGAATGCGACCGTTTTTTGCTACACTTGCCCGTTTTGCCCCAAACGCAATCCGATGGAGGGCAGTCCTCCATGGTTTTGTGCGATGGACAGCGTACTTGTGCCACTGCCGCTGACGCTTGTGGTGACGCTTTAGACGCTTGTGCCGCTTTAGACGCTTGTGCCGCTGACGCTTTGGCCGCCACTTTTCTGGTTTTTTGCACCTTTTTTGGAGAGTCTCCCAGGGCTGCCAGGGCTGCCTCCCGCGTGGCAACCTGCTGCCGGAGCTCGTCCACCCTGGCCAGCGCTTGCTTCAATTCAGCCTGAACGCGCGACAGCTCTTTGGCCGCTTCTTCCCGCTGGAGCCGTTTGCTTCCCGTGGGAGAGGCCATCTGCTTTTGCCTGGAAATCCATGCAGCCAACGGATCGCTGATGCGGTCCCTCGTTTGTTTGCCCTTCGCATGCAATGGCGAATAAAAGTACGCGACGCCTTCCTGTTCCAGCGCCTTGGCCCAGTCATAATGCTGACCCCCATGCTCATTGCGCCTATGTTCCACCAATTTAAATATTTCAATGCCATCCTCATACGTGAATGGCCGTTTCAGTTGGTCGCTTAAGCATTGCACGCAGTCTGCGTGATACACGGGACCCCACCCCGCATCACCGTCGTTTCCGACCGTCATCTCGGACGTGAACAAGTCGTCCGGCCTGCCTTTAATCGGGAATTGGCCATACTGATTATCGCCTTCCACTGGAATAATTGCCTGCGTGTCTCTGTCAAACGCCAACCCATGTTCCAACCAGCCAAAATCAAGGTTGCGCAACCTATAAAGGTCATCCTCCCTGTCAGGAGCTTCCGCGAACGGGGTTTCATACGGCAACACGCACAGCGGACAATACTCCGAATGCATTCCTGGATGTTGTGTATGGATTGTGTATGGATTATACTTAATGCTTACATAAAAAAAAGAGATTGAAGTTGGGTTCACAAAATGTGAATGCACAAAACGTATGGATTCAAAAAAAAATTGATTCAATGCATAAAAGCATTTGAATTGAACCAGCGTTTGTTATACAAAATCAACCATGTCGTATTCAAAGACCCGAACCACTTACCGTCCCTCCACCCATCCCCAGTGGAACAAGCCCAGCAACAGCAGCAGCAGCAGCAGCAACAACAGCAACAACAGCAGCAACAACAGCAGCAACAACAGCAGCAACAACAGCAGCAGCAGCGCCAAGGACGTTCAAATTTCCATCCACGTGATGCCAGCGCCCACCCTTGCGGAGCTGACTGCAATGCGCGATCAAATCGTGTGCTACACCGATGACCAAACCGAGTGGAAGCACGCGCTGCATGCGGAAGTGATGCGCTGCACCCCCCGGATGAAAAAAGAGCCGGCGCGTCCGACACAACACGCGCGCATTGACACTGCGCAAATGGACCCACTGCAAGCGGAGCAACTGAGCGGCATCCTGAAACCCGAGACGCTGCGGCGCACGTTCATTTCCATGCCGGCGCTGATTGCCCAGATTCAGGCCGATATTGCCGGACCCTAAAAAAAAAAGGTATTCCACTAACACTTTTTTTTTGTTTCGGTTTGATTCATTGAATGACGATGCCGCGAAGCGCCCACCTCCACAAGCGCTGTTTTTCAGGGTCGTTGATTAGATTCATTTTTTGAAGCATTGCGCGCGCGTGAGCCTCCCTCTTGTCAGTGTCAAATTCCGTGTCCATATTCTAATTAAATGCCTTTAAATGCCTTTAAATGCCTAACGAACTGCATTCCTTCAAAAAAAGCATTCAATTTTTTTAAAATTGCTTTCAACTAATTTCTCTCCCTATGTCATAACACATAACGTAAAATCAAAAAAATGCCATACACATTGCGGAAACAAGGCCGCCGGGGCTACAAGGTGTGCAAGAAGGGAACGCGCAAGTGCTTTTCCAAGCGCGGGCTAACGAAGCGCATGGCCGTGCGGCAAATGCGGGCGCTGTATTTGAATGAACGCGGCGTAAAAAAACAGACCCAGCGCGGTGGCTGAGGCGGAGCCCCCCTGTTTTAGGGTTTGAGCCGAAACGGGGTTGAGCCGAACGGAAACGCAAAACTTTTCTTCCTTCAATGACGGCGTGTTCGCAAATTGCTTCCATGTAAGCGACTGAACGCGGCCCGACACATGCGGCGGCACCCCTCCCCGAAAAAATAAAAAATAAAAAATAAAAAATAAAAAATAAAAAATAAAAAATAAAAAATAAAAAATAAAAAATAAAAAATAAAAAATAAAAAATAAAAAATAAAAAATAAAAAATAAAAAAACAACAAAATGTGATTCTTCAATTTGTACTAAAATAAAAAAAATTGAATCCCATTTTGAAATACTTTTGCACCAGACAGCGATTCAAATACACGAACCACGAACCACGAACTATGATCATCAATCAGCAAGCGCAACAACAGAACGAAGACCGTTTCGGCAACGAGGTAAAGCGCCGTCGCATCAACGACGCGGGCGCCCACTTGAAGGTATGGCGCGCGTATGAAATCTTGTACGTGTTGGATGAAGGAAAAGAAGAAAAAGAAAAAGAAAAAGAAGAAGTTGTTGTCCAAGTTGTCCAAGAACCCATCCAGATCAAAGAAGAAGAAGAAGAAGTGCCAGCGCAATCGCAATCGCAATCGCAAGAACCGCCACCAATGCATTTGATTGGCCGCACTGTCATCGTTCAAACCACCGACCAAATAATGCATCATGGCATAATCAAGAGCTTGTTTGCATTGAATGGAGAACGTGCCGTTCACATCCAGACCACCGCTGGCGAGAACCTGATTTTGGTCGCCTCTCAAATTTGCGGACTGGAATTGCTTCACGACAAAACCGAAGAAATGCTGTCTCCCATACCAAGACGCGAAGAAGAAGATGACGATGTGCAAATTGAAGATGACGATGTGCAAATTGAAGATGACGTTGTGCAAATTGAAGATGACGTTGTGCAAATTGAAGATGACGCAGAAGTGCAGCACATCACGCAACGCATGGAAGTTGTGCAAATTGAGAGCGACAGCGACAGCGACAGCGACAGTGACCACGGCAACGACAATTCTGATGCGAGCACTCAAGTCCTTGAAGAAGATCCAGACAACCAAGACGACAACCAAGTCAATGATGACGACTTCCCTGACACACTATTTCAGCCAGCACGCCGACTCCAAGAGTCAGGTCCAGACCAAGAAGAAGAGCCCAATTGCTGCGCCATCTGCTTTGATGCGACCGATGCCGCGCGCAACTGCGTGAGCCTGAATTGCGGACACCAGTTCCATTTCGCATGCATCATGGGAAACATGGCCAATGGCGGAAACAACCGCAACCAGTGCCCCATGTGCCGTGATGCAGTATGCGACGTGAGAGTGTACAACCTGGACGAAATTGTGGAAAACATGATTGATCGGGCTACCCGCAGCAACCAGCAGCTGCAGGACGAACTGGTTCAAACCCAACAACATCGCGAGTATCTCACCGCTGAGTACATGCGCGTGATGAGCATGAACATGCAAATCGGCTTGCGACACAACGAAGAACGCGAAGCGCGGGATGCATTGGAGCGCCGGGCATACATCTGCGGACTGAACGATCGGATTGCAGACATCGTGTCAAGCGCGAGCAACAACGACATCCGACGCCAACCCGGCGCGGCCGTGCACCTGGAGCGACAAATTCGGGACCTCTGCATGAGCTTCAGCATAATGGCATACGACGCGCAGTATGACGATGCCCAGTACCAAGACCAGTACCAAGACCAAGACCAGCGCCAAGACCAGTACCAAGACCAAGACCAGCGCCAAGACCAAGACCAGCGCCAAGACCAGGACCAGTACCAAGACCAAGACCAGCGCCAAGACCAGCACCAGGCCCAGTACCAAGACATGCACGACCCGATGGAAGTGGATTGAGTGTGTTGATTGTGCGTTGTGTTGATTGTGCGTTGTGTTGATTGTGCGTTGTGTTGATTGTGCGTTGATTGTGTGAAACAAATAAAATAAAAAAAACCTTTTTTTAGCATTTCATTTTGAACAAAATTGAATCAGAAAAATATTGATGCATTGTATAACTGCAACAAGACGATTTATCGCAACACAATATGAGCAATACGAGGAAAAACGGTGGAAGCAAATGCTCCGTAAAGAAACAAAAATCAGAGTGCGACACAAGCGAGGAGTGCGTTTGGGGGAAAACAGGTAAATGCAGCCAGAAACGAAAGCAAGGAAGCAAAAAGGCATCGGCGGCCAATGCAGTGTCGCTTCACCAGTTCTTTCCATCAGTCGCCAAGTCCAAGTCCCAAGGTTCGCCGGCCAGGTCCCAAGGTTCGCCCCAGTCCCAAGGTTCGCCCAGGTCCGAAGATGAGGAGGAGTTGGTGCAAAAGACTAAAGAAGACTTTCAACCTGGTGCAACGCTGAAGAATGTGAGAGCCAACGGGGATGCGGACCTGAGGGGGCACAACATGAAAGGCATCAAAATCGTGGGTGCCAACATGGTTAGGGTTGATTTAAGGGGTGCCAATTTGAGCGGCGCGACACTGGAAAACATCCTGTTTAACAACGCCAAACTGGACGGCGCCGACCTGACGGGAGCGACCATTCGGGGATGCATGTTTGAAGAGGCCAGCATAAAAGAGGCGAATTTCAGCGGCGCACGCATCACGGATTCATACATGAACCCGTTGTCCTGTGCTGACAAGGCGCAATTCAACGACAGCGTTCTGACCAACGTGTGGTTCAGTGGCAGCAAATTCCGCGAAGCCAACTTCGCCAACGCGAAATTTGAAGGCGCCGAAACCAAACTGAACGGGGTGTCATTTGAAAAGGCGAACCTTACAGGCGCGTCATTTGGCGAGGACGTGGTGCTAACGATTCCGCCCAACATGAGTGGGCATCATGGCCTTGGATACGATTACATCAATTTCAAGGGCGCCAACCTGCAGAAAGTGAAATTCAGCCCCAACGGCACAACTGCCAATCTGTCATACAACAACTTTGAAGGGGCCAACCTGACGGGTGCCAAGCTTCAAGAAGCCGAACTGCGATACTGCAAATTTAACGGCGCCATCATGACGGACGCGAGTCTATCTATGGCGGATTTGCGTGATTCGGAACTGAGCGTGGCCGCATTGAAAGATGCCTACATTGATGGCGCCATTTTCAACACCCTGGAAATGGTGAGGGGGGTTCTTGCGTTTGAATGATTTGAACGAACCCCATGAACCCATGAACCAACCCAAAGCAAAACAAATACAATTATGCAATTATACAATTATAAAAATATCAGTTATAATTATATCCATTTTTTTACATATCCAACCAATCCAATGAAGTGCTGCACAACCAGCTGCGGCATCGCCGCCACCCTGATCGCGGGCATGGCGTACTGCACCTACATGGGCAACCGGTCTCAGCTCGTAACGGACTACATGCGGTCCTTAACGGAAGACCAGCAGCAAACCTATGCGAAGATTGTGGAGGAGCGGCGCGGCATATATCTGCGCGGCTTCGGCTGGGGGCTTCTGCTGTCCGCGCTCCTGCTGGGCATCCACCACCAGTACCTAACGATGTCGCGTGCGGGCTTGCTGTGCAGCGTGGCGGCCATCACGCTGGCCACCAACTACTTTTACTACGTGCTGTCGCCGAAGAGCGACTGGATGGTGCTGCACTTCAATACCAACAACAATAACGACGCCGCCAACTGGCTGCGCGTGTATCGCGGCATGCAGGTGAATTACCACGTGGGCCTGGTTTTAGGGATTGCCGGCACTGTCCTGCTGGGCAACGCGTTTTATTCCAAAAATTGAATTAAACAACAACCGCAACCACAACCACAATCACAACCACACCAACAACCACAACCACACCAACAACCAAACCCAAGCCATGAACCACACCAGCCCCTCTTATTTTAACAATCACGTGAAGTTCACGGGCAGTGCGTTTGAATCCCCCGGCGATGCGTCAACGGTCCTGTTTCAAGTAGTTTTGCTGCTCATGCTCATCTTTGGCATTGGAGAACGTCGCAATTAAAAAAAAAATTGAATTCCCCCCAGGCATCACACCAACGCAATCCAACGCAATCCAACGCAATCCAACGCAATCCAACGCAATCCAACGCAATCCAACGCAATCCAACGCAATCCAACGCAATCCAACGCAATCCAACGCAATCCAACCACAATGCCAATCCAATTCAAACCAATGACCAGCGGCGCCTTTGTTCTGAAGCTAAAAACACCCGGGTGGCGCCTGTGCGCGGTCAAGCAAGTGCCGGAACAATCCTCATCCTGCTGGATGGTGTTCGGCCAAAACCGCAAAAACAAAAGCACGTTTCAAATAGAGTTCCAGCCGCATCAAGAGACCACGCTCATCAACCATCTGACAGACCTGGCTGAATGCGATGAAACCGAGCTCCGCCTGGTGCTTGTGGACCAACCGCCCGCCATATCGTGCATTGAGTCGCTGTGGGCGTTGCAAGGACAATACATGTACCGAAAGCAACTGCGCACGGCAAGCTCGTTGCACAGTTCGCTGCACCAAGACATGCAAATGCTGCGCATCTCGCCTCAAATGCAGCAAATGCAGCAAATGCAGCAAATGCAGCAAATGCAGGAAATCAAGTCAAGACATTCCATGCAGACCCGATCCAAAACGAAGTGACGCAAAACGAAGTGACGCAAAACGAAGTGACGCAAAACGAAGTGACGCAAAACGAAGTGATAAACGAAGTGATAAACGAAGTGATAAACGAAGTGATAAACGGAAGTGATAAACGAAGTGATAAACGAAGTGATAAACGAAGTGATAAACGAAGTGACGCAAAACGAAGTGGTCAGTGACGCAAGACATTAAGCCAATCCAAGCCAAGCCATTGAACAATTGCATTGCATTTAGTAAAATTGTTTCATGCATACTTCCATACAAATCCTCCACCTGTTTCAGTTTTTTTCATTAGACATAAAGAAATTAATTTTCTTGCAATGGAAGTTTTCCTAGACGATTCACTTATACTAACATATTCATTTAATAAATTGTTGTTATTATCATATTGTTTAATTTTATTTTGAGCATGTTTAACATTGTGATATTTTTTTAAACCCTCGCTTATTTTTATTTTAACATCATCTGTTTGAGGTGCACGAGTTTTGACACATTTTTTTTTTTTTTTCATTTTGTTTTTTACTTCCGGATTATTTAAAAGCAGTTTGTTTCTTTCTGATAATTGTTTCTTTAATTCAGGATTGTCAACGTATTTTTGTTTCAATGTATTTTTAATTTTATTTTTCACTTTTTCTGTGTGTTTTTTTCCTTTGAATCCTCCGCCGCCTTCGCCACCATTTGTTATATTGTATCCGTTAGGAATGACACTATTATATTTTTTTATATACTCTGTTTCATACTTAAAACGATCTTCATCAAAACAAATAATTAACACTGTAAATTCAAAATTTTCAATGCCATGTTTTTTAACCGAATCTCTTAAAGCAGGACAGCATCCCTTATCATTTTTTATAGTTTTTTTATGTTGGTTCCATCTACGAGTAACATTCAAACATTTTGTTTCGCCAATGTAACACTTTTTGGTAATTTTATTGAGTATCCGATATATGTATGCCATGACATTGCATTTATGTGCGGAATAGCTTTTATTTTGTTTTTCATGCACAATTGGAAATGCGCGTTAAATCCCTGAAAAAAGAATATAAGCAAAGTGTGTGATGGGCGGAAAAATCCCTCACACACATTTGCTTCCCTAGCTCAGCTGGTTAGAGCGCGTCGCTGTTAACGACGAGGTCACAGGTTCGATCCCTGTGGGGAGCGTGATTTTAAAACATATCAACCGTAATTCACAATTACTGTTAATATTAATCAATTTATCACCGTATAAAAACAAGTTTAAATATATATACAACGAATAACAATAAATAAATGACCGAAAGCAAGTGGAAATGTTTTTTTGCGTGTTGCTGTTGCCCGAGACGCAATAAACGGACCAAATCGCTGTATTTGGAGGTGACGAACCCCATCTCAGAACCAGCCCAACCAGCCCTAAAACCATTGGACCAAGAATCAACTCAAGTCCAAGAAAAACCATTGGACCAAGAATCAACTCAAGTCCAAGAAAAACCATTGGACCAAGAATCAACTCAAGTCCAAGAAAAACCATTGGACCAAGAACAACCAGACCTAACACAATTGGAACAAGAATTAAAACAATTGGAACAAGAACTAAAACAATTGGAACAAGAAAAACACTTGGACCAAGTCCAAGAAAAACAATTGGACCAAGTCCAAGAAAAACACTTGGACCAAGTCCAAGAAAAACAATTGGACCAAGTCCAAGAAAAACAATTGGACCAAGTCCAAGAAAAACAATTGGACCAAGAACCAATTCAAGTCCAAGAAAAACACTTGGACCAAGTGGAAGCTGATGCAGAGGACTCCGAAGAAGTGGAAGAAACCTTAAGTGCAACTGCAACTGGAACTGCAACACTCGCAACCTCATCCAAAAAAAAACGAAGACATAAGAAACGGAAATCCATTGATTCGTCGTCTTTGCTGCCTCCGTCCAGCCCCGAATACGTGGTGGTGAGTCCTCAAACCAAAACAAATAAATTGGAATAAATAAATTAAAATTGTCTGCGTTAAATGTAGAACTATAGCATCAAATATCCAATGAACCCTGTACAACAACTTAAAGAAACAATTGAACAAAATTATATTAACCCGCTGTATGATGCAGTGAAAGATGCGAAACTATCAGTTGCCGCACGGGTCAGCGCATACCACCAACTAAGTAAAATTGATGGTCTTACTCACAATTTGGTTACAGATGAAGATGTTAAGCAAATTATAGATATGGCAAAAGCCATATTTGATGATAAGTCAGATAAATCCAATGAATTTGACGAGCACGAACGCGAATTAGTCAAAACATTAACTGAAAACCCCAACATACCATTTGATGATACATATGAAGGTGGCAGTCGCACTGTCGGAAAACGCAGTCGCCGAGAACGCAGTCGCCGAGAACGCAGTCGCCGAGAACGCAGTCGCCGAGAACGCAGTCGCCGAGAACGCAGTCGCACTGTCGGAAAACGCACCAGTAAGAGCGGTGCCAAAACGTACAGCCCCAACTGCATTGTTGGCACCCTGACCGACATGCTGCACGTCATCAAGCTGCACCACTGGCGCACGCACGACTACTCCGTGCACAAGGCCACTGACAACCTGCACGAGGCGCTGTCCGAGCAAGTGGACAGCTTCGTGGAGAAGCTGCTGGGGTCCAAGCACACGCGGTCAAATTTAACCAGTCTGCACATGAACGCGTACAACACGCTGCCCGCATTGAAGCGGCGCGTAGAGTACTACAAGCGGTACTTGCGGGGCATGCCCGCATCGCTGGGCACCGACCTGCTGAACATTCGGGACGAGCTGCTGGGCTCGTTGAACCAGTTCAGCTACATGCTGAGCCTGCACTAAATCTAAATGCCAATTTTTAATTCCGCAAAATTCAATTTTTTTGATTAAAAAAAAAATTGAAGCCACCCGTGAAGCCACCCCAACCAATGCAGCAACAATCGCAAGTGAAACAACAACTACAAACATACAAACAATGTACCAACGCCAACAACAACAACCATCGCAACAACAACGCCAACAACAACCATCGCAACAACCATCGCAACCACAATCGCAACAACCATCGCAACAACCATCGCAACCACAACTACCACGCAAGAAAGGCAAACCCTTTTGCAAGGTATGTTTTGATGCAGGGAAGTCCGAAACTGAATACACGTCGCATTACCTGAGATCGGCTCCGGGTCCCGATGGCAAGTTGGTTTGTCCGACACTGCTGAATCAATCCTGTTTGACATGTGGCCAGCGCGGACACACGAGCAGCTATTGCGACAAGCGCAACCAACACCAACCCCAACACCAACCCCAACACCAACCCCAACACCAACCCCAACACCAAGAGAAGCGCAACCGCATTGATGCCACCCTCATGAGTGCAGAAGCTGAATTGAGACGTTTGACTGCCACATTCCGAGAGCCCGAAGAATCCAGCCACTACAATCCCAAGAGCAACCCGTTTGGCGCGCTAAACGAACAAATCCCAAAACAAATCCCAACGCCAATGCCAATGACAATGGCCGAAAAACTCAAATTCCAATCAAACGTGCCAAAAAAATACACGCCAACCACAACCACGCCAACCACAACCACGCCAACCACAACCACGCCAACCACAACCACGCCAAAGGATGTTCCTCCTCTTCTCAAACCCGAATTTACAGGCATGCCGCCGAAATCACAGTTCTGGTGGCAAGACGAGTAAGTAAGAGCACAAAAAAAATATATTTTTCACTACACAATCCACAATCCACTATCAACAAATAAGGAAAAACAAGCTTAAAGCCATCCGGTGTGATACATATGTCTCCTCACAGCAATCTCTAATATGCACTAAAATTAAAACTCCCTAATAATAGCTATAAACCCATTACAGGAGACAGACCCCCCCCCCCTAAAACCAAAACCAAAACCAAATAAAAGGCATCTGATGTCATTTCAAAAATTGACTGTTAAACAAAAAAATTGAATTGCTTTTGAATCAATTCAATTTACCACAACGATCAAAGATAACGATGTCCTCCACCCTTTTCCCCAATCCTGCGAACATTTTCCAAACCGAAGAACCAGTTCAACCAGGTCAAGTTCAAGTTCAAACCGAAGAATCAGAACCTGTTCATCAAGAAAAACAATTCAAGCCCAGCGAACCCAGCATCTGCATCCCGCGTGTGTTCAAGAGCACGACGCGCAAGGACATCTACAACGTGATTGAGAAGCTGGATCTGGGTGCAGTGGATCGCATTGATATGGTTGCCAAGACAAACGACCGCGGTGAGTCCTACAATAAGGTGTTCATTCACTTCAAAGCGTGGAACAAGAAGAACCTTACGGCACAATCCACGCGCGACAAGCTGTTGAAAGGCGAAGAGATCAAGATCGTGTACAGCGAGCCGTGGTTCTGGAAGTGCACGGCAAGCCGCGTGGAAAAGCCCACATTTCGCGACTATTCGGCGCCACCGCCTCGCATTGACCTCGGTGGCTGTGCCAGCCTTTCAGCAAATAACCCGAACTGACTGCTGCTGAATTAAAGCAAAGAGCACGAGAGAAACCCAAAACAAAACCCAAAAAACATTTTTTATTGCATCATCAAATAATATATAAACATATATACAATATCGCATTCATACACACATTCGCATTAACACTCATCTCACACTCATCTCACTCATCTCACTCATCTCACTCATCCCACTTGAATCATATGCCGTTTGAACCGATTCGCATTGGAAACACGGTGATAACAAAAAAAGCGAAAACGAACAGGTATGAAATTAAAAACGAGGCATCCCCGCAGTTGATGGCATCCCTTGGCGACAAGGCGTCGTCGTTTGAAGCCACCGACGTGTTGTCAATGCGGGATTACCTGAAACGCGCCCGGCATGCCACCGAACTGTACGTGGCGCTGCGCCTGGTGCGCGATTTGGGACGGCAGATGCAGGCCCTCATTTCGGCGGGGCAGTCCATTGCCTGCATCGGCATAGACGACGTGGTCATGATCACGCACCGGGACAGTGACGCATTCACGCACGATTCCATAAACGATCTGGATTCCACGCTGGGCGACAGCCGCATGGACCCGCAGTTCCTGTTTTTAAACGACCACCTGATATTTGAACTGGACGACGCCGGCACCCTCATCATTGATCATGCGCTTCCAACGCCAAAAGGCAACACCACCCCCAACCCCAAGGCGTTCATGTCGCCCGAATTGCAGCACCGATTGGAGCTCAAGGACCCCAAGGAGCCCCCGCAAGTGCATTTCAAAACCATCTACTACAGCGCCGCGCGGCTGATCGTGTATTTTTTATTGAACGTGGATCGCATTCCCGACGACGCAGATGACGTCGCCTACTTGAACCCCATAAAATTCACAAAGCTGTACTGGTTTTTGCTGCGGTGCCTGACCCCCGTGCCCGCCGAGCGCAAGTACATCTACATTTAATCCCCGAGCGCATAATCCCCGAGCGCATAATCCCCGCGCGTTCTTCTCGTGCCTTTGCCTTTTTTGTGCTGAATGACGACCCGTTTTTTGCTTTGATTGAGTTGTTGTCCGGGGGTGCTTGCTTCGTACATGATGTAGAGCGCGTTCAAGCTCGCAAACATGGGAATGGCGGACCGGACGGCCACGTCTTCCACGGCGGAAACGGGCGTAATAAACTGGGGATGGTGGTGGCGGTGGTGGTGCGAATGCGCGCAGAAGTCCCGAATTTCGTCCGGCTCCAAATCCATGTTGTACAAAAACATGGCGCGCAGCTTGAAGTGCGCGTGCCGGAGGGCGCGCTGCCGCTGCTGCTGCCGCTTAATGCACCAAATGAGCTGCTCCTGGCGCAGAACGCCGTCCTCAGTCGACACCGTTTCCTGGCACACGTGCTCTATTACATGATCATCCATGAACGCGTGCACTATCCGGAGGCTGCGCTGCGGCTGCGGGTGCAGCAAATAATTGTCCAAATCCACGTCCAAATCCACGTCCACGTCCACGTCCACGTCCACGTCCACGTCCACGTCCTCCGTTCGCATTTTGTGATTTGCTTGGAACTTCAATTAATTCATGCACATATTTTTCGTGCACGAATTGAACTCAATACATTCAATTTAGTCGTCATAGTATTTTGTGTATGCCGAATCGTATGCGTCATCAGCATCATCATTTTCGTCGTTTTCATAGTTGCGGTGCGATCGGGACCTCCCGAACCCGGTGCCAAGGAACTGGTTCATGGGATGAATGAACTGATTTTGGATTTGCATGCCTGCGTTGGCTGCTGTGTTGGCTGCTGTGTTGGCTGATGTGTTGGCTGCTGCGTTGGCTGCTGCGTTGGCTGCTGCGTTGGCTGCTGTGTTGGCTGCTGTGTTGGCTGCTGTGTTGGCTGCTGCATTGGCTTGGAGTGCAGATTTAAAGTTTAATTTTATTTGATTTTGTGGTTGTGATTGTGGCTGTGATTGTGATTGTGATTGTGGTTGTGATTGTGGTTGTGGTTGTGGTTGTGATTGTGATTGGAATTTGAAGGATTGAGTCAATGATGGAAACAATGTATCAAAATCATTTGTCTGTTGTTTTTCTTGCGGTTGGTTTGGCATTGGTTCCGGTTCCAACCAATTGTTGTAATTGTTGTAATTGTTGTGGTTGTTGTGGTTGTTGTGGTTGTGGCTGCTCAAAAATGGGTTCTCCCTGCTGTCTTTTTGAGGGCGTTCGCGATGATGCCATCCTCCTTTTTGCGCGGCACTGGTTAGAAACGGGTTTGGCATTGGATTCGGATTGTTGTAACATGGTGGCATCATTTTAATTTGATTTTTGATTTCAATTAATTGTGTCCATCAACCAACCCCAACACAAACAAACACACACACACACACACACACACACACACACACACACACACACACACACACACAACAAATAAATGAAACGGGCTTAGAAACATGTTGGAAGTGTAATGCATTGTCTGATGGACGCCATTTTAAGGAACCGGGCTCAAGGCCACCGCGACAGCACCTACGCCATGCTGTTGCAACTCGTCGCAGCCAATGAAACGCCGGAATGCATGCGGTCATTGGAGCAAATGGTGACCGCGCCGCGCGTCGGGTGCTGGCGCGACGTGCGCGGCTTCATCTGCCACTTTGAACACCACGGTTACGCGCACGCCCACGCGGTGGCGCTCATTCAAGGCTGCGTGCGCATGACGAACGCCCAAATCCGCAAAGACCATGACGCGCGGCGCCAATCTTGGGCCGCCAAGTGGGTGCCGCGCGAACCCAAGTGCCGCCGGTCGCCGTTGTTGCAGTGGTACTACGACGCGCTGGCGGCCGACATGTTTCCGGGGGCGCCCGACGCGAAGCGGCGCTACCGCAAGCTGATCAGCGCGCTGAGCCCTTCCCCCGCATCCCCCCCCCGTCCCGCATCCCCCTCGCTGGCGTGGTTTGTGAAACAAGCCGACCGGGTTCCCGCCGACCCCGCTGATCCCTGTGCCCAAAAAATCAACGCGCTCTGGCGGCAGCATGTGGCTCGTTGCAAGCCGTTCCCCCCCGATTTGATCCCGGTGCTGTCGTTGGCGCACAGCATGGGTCCCGGACACAACAACTGCCTGCACGCGGGGATTGGACTGGCGCTGCATTTGCATCATTTGCATGATTTGCATCATTTGCATCATTTGCATCATTTGCATCATTTGCATCATCATTTATTGACGTTTTCCGCACACGCCAAATGGCACGCGCTGGAAGGGGACGACTTCGTGTTGCATGCACAGGAGCTGTTGCGCGCCGCGCGCTCGCCCACGAACGGACTGAATGCCAATTTAGCGGCAGCAGTGGCAGCAGTGGCAGCAGTGGCAGCAGTGGCAGCATCCGGAGCCAACAAAACGCTGCTGATCATCAGCGACATGGAGCACGACGAGCCGATCAATGCCCTTGCCCCAGTCATGACATGGAACGTGTCCCGCAACGGCCGCCCGGCCTCATTTTGCGGCGACAAATGTCCCACCATCACCATGACCATCACGCCATCATTATCATAATACACATAATATCACGATATTATAATAACATAATATCACGATAACATAATAACATAATATCACGATATCATAATAACGCATCACTCGCATGCCGTCGTTGAAGCGCACTTTTTTTGAACCGCGCATGGCGTTCTGCGCGTTCGTGTTTTTCGTAGTGGGATACCTGCTGTTTTTAGACGAGGAGGGGGCATTCAATGATTTTTTCGCATTCGGGCCCGACCCCCGCATCCGGTTCCTGGGCATGAGCCTGGACACGTGGCACAAAGTGGGGATGGTGTACGCGGTGGGGTTCATCAGCTCGCTGCTGCAGGGGTATTACAACACGGTGATGTACGACTTCATCCATTCCAAGCTGTGGAACCCGGCTTACCGGGAGCGCATCCCCGTGTCCAAACGCTGGGCGCAAACCATTGTCACCGTGGAACCGCTGCTGGACTGGATGCTGGACATTGTGCAGTTGTTCGTGACCATGACCATGCGTTTCCAGTTCATTCTGCCGCAGCTGCTGGGGCAACTCGCGATTGACCTGCCCTACGGGTGGATGAAAATTGAAGAGAACCGGTTTGTGAATTAAGAGCGTGAAATGATGCACACCAAAGAATTGGCATTGGCGTTGGCGTTGGCGTTGCCCCCACCACCGGGCTGGTGCTTGGCCGCCAGTTTCGTGAGGCCGAGATCCACCGTGTATCCGTTACTTACAAGAAACGCAAACAGCTCGGGCAAGTCGTCGGGCGTCATGTACGAGGACGAGGATGAGCATACAAGCGCATGAATGCAATTGCTGCCACTGCTGCAACTGCTGCAATTGCTGCCGCTGCTGCTGCCGCTGCCGTAAAGGCCCGACAAGCGCGGGGGACGCACCGTTTTCACGCGGGCTGCCAGGGGGCCTGCCACCGGCACCGCATTCACGCACAAAATCTTGGTGTATTGTTGCGCCTTGGTGTCGTAGAACGGCACTGACAAAATGGAATGCACGGACAAAGAATGCACCATGGAGTGAGGATTAATTATCATTATTATTATTATAAGTGGGTATAATAATATCAACCCATAACCCGCCTCTCCACGCAAGGAATGTCCATATTCAACAGCGGCAATTTTGCCAAACCGTACAACGTGCCGCAGCCGCAGCTAAATTCCAGCGACCGCACGGCGCAGCTGAAGTCCAAAACCAAATACGCGGCGGCCGTAAATTTAGCGAAGAACGGCGGCACCTTGACAAAGACGGACGGCTCTAAATATGTGGGCACCGTGCAAACCACGTCCTCCGCGCTGACGAGCGCATCCAGCTACGCCGACTTGCTGGACGTGACCAAGGGCAAGTACTTGCTGACGCCGCCGCCGTCCAGCGATCTGTCCACCTCCTTCCAGCCCAGCACCGGGGATGTGTATTACGGCAACTTCACGGTGTCCAATTACGCGGACGCCGACATTCCCGTCACGGTGCTGGGCTTTCCCACGGCGAACACGTCGCCAAGTCCCGACGAGTACGTGTATCCGAACCAGCTGGTGTATTCCACCAAGCCCGCGACCGCCCCCCCGCTCGCGCCCATCGTTTTCAACACCGCCAACATTGTGGTGGATCCGGAGTACCGCCTGTTTTACAGCGGGGGCACGTGCGGCATGCGCAGCTACTTCAAACACGTGCGCATTGATCCCAGCATTGAAGTGAAGTGGATCGACGCAGACGCAGTTGGAGCCGAAGTTGTTTCCAGCCGGCCGTACAACGAGCAACAAGCGCAGCGCATCATTGCGCACCAGGCGCAGAGCCTGCGCGGGTTCCAGTTCCCGACGCGCGTGCATTTTGACCTGGACAACTGCGAGTCCAAGCCGAGCATCACGCCGGTTGCGCCCGATGCGCCGGTCATTTACGTGGAGAGCATTTCGGGCACAGGCCCATATGCCGTCACGATTGCGTGGCTGCACGGGTTTGACGGCGGCAGCCCCATCACGACCTACACCATTTACGTGAATGGAACCTCACCCCAATCGTTTGTGCCGCAGCCGTGCCTGAACACGCTGACATTGACCGGCGTCCCGGCTGGCACACACATCTATGTCACCGCCAGCAACTGCGTGCCGAAAGAGCGCTGGAACCCGACTGCATCTCCGCCGGAGCCGCAATGTACCACGCTGACGAGCGGTCAAAGCAACCATGTAATTGCACCCACGCCTGCTCCAGTTCCTGCTCCTGCACCCACGCCTGCACCCACGCCTGCACCCACGCCCACGCCCACACCCACACCTGCACCCACGCCTGCACCAACGCCTGCACCTGATTACAGTGATGATCCAGATCCCAAATAGAGGTCCTGCACCCACACCTGCACCTACGCCTGCACCTACGCCTGCACCTACACCTGCACCCACACCTGCACCCACGCCTGCACCCACGCCTGCACCCACGCCTGCACCTACGCCTGTACCAACGCCTACTTATTATTTATATTTCAGTACAAACGGTAGTAGTACTACGACAATATATCCCGAGACCGATACCACCAACTACATCCATACATATTTAACTCCATTTCAATCTGGCATCCATGTAACTGGAGGAAAATTATATTATCAATCTGCACAGAACGTTTCAACCCCCAACTTCCTACCAGTGTTGACGATTTTCACTAAAGCCGAAAACGCTGATGCGGTTTTTTTGTACAAAGTTGAATTGACTGGATTGCCCGATATTGGACCATCTGAAGGATATGATATTCCCATAAATTTCACATATAACGGAACGCCACCTCTAGAAGCCTACATGGAATTGAAAGTGAGTCAATCAGCGGCTTCAAGTATGATCCTAAAGACGTCATCGTACTCTCACCAAGGTAAGTATTACAGTCAATGGAATGGAAATTTGGTGCTTGCACCCACACCTGCACCCACCCCTGCACCCACGCCAGCACCCACCCCTGCACCTCCTATTCAGATCGGCCCGGGGCAGGGGGGTACTGTTCCCATATAATTCAAAATGCGAAGTCAATGATGATACCCAACTCCAACTGCAAAATGGAATAATATTTAGTTGATTTTCAAGTGGTGGATTGTATTATTTGTATTTGTGTTTGTATTGTTTGTTTGTTTGAATTTCTCTCTCTCCACACTGAATTCAAATAAACTATTTGTTATAAATATGGCGGTTGACAACAAGGGGGTCGGGCAAATCATCGTGACAGACATCAATAACCACAAGATCCACTTGTATAGCAACGGTGGAACTTACATTTCCAGCTTTGGATCAGTTGGGTCGGAAAATGGAGAGTTCAATGAGCCGTGTGGCGTGTCCATTGTTGACCAAGGAAACATTTATGTGTGCGACCGAAAGAATAACCGCATCGTAGTACTAACCTAACCTAATCTAACATCATTACTGCGGAATGAGAGAAGTCGCGTGCGTTTAGTTGATAACAAATGATGTTAAAAATGAATTTAAAATCATACATGCATATAAGTACATCTTCAATTACTCAATCAATGCAACCACAGCCGGAATCGGACGCTTCTTCGCTCGTGATTGAAGCATGGGTTCCCGTTCTTACGCCCAGCCTCATTTTGCACAACCTGGAGCTGCACGGCATCCAACCGATCAACGGAACCGGAATGACCGTCACCATTGATCGCGGACACTACGATTGCACGGGCACAAATTACAGCGTCATCGTGGTGTCGGCCGTGCGGGTGCCGCTGCGCACGCAGCGTTCGTTTTGTTGCTCCTTTTTTTCGCGCAGTGCGACGCGAGGCATGGACTCAGCCGCCGCGCATTCGCAGTGGCTCGGCAACTGCTACGTGCATTTGGGACACGTCGTGCCGCCGTGTTCGTGCCGCCACGAATCTGGCCACGCGAAGACGTGGAGGCGCATTGATCAACGCGACGCGGTGTCGGTGGAACCCGTTCCCGTTCAGAAAAGCCCAAACCCAAGCCCAAACCCAAGCCCAAACCCAAACCCAAAAAGGAAGAACACCCTGCGCATTATTCAGCTGCAGAAGAAGAACCTGCTGCTGAGAACCGAACTGGATGTCTTGAAAACCGAAGTCAGGGATTTAAAAGCCGGGTTGGTGGCAATGAAGGAAGCCCTTGGAACGGTGAAGACGGAGCTTGGAACGGTGAAGACGGAGCTTGGAACGGTGAAGACGGAGCTTGGAACGGTGAAAGAGGACCAAGTTGGATTGGCCCAACGGCACAAGGAACAGGAAGCCACGACCAAGCGCGCCAATCAGTGCATGCAGGACTGGAGCAACCAGCAGGTCATGGAGCGATTACTGATACTGGAAACGCAGCAGCAATCCAGGTGCAATTCATTCCGCAAAAAAAGCAAAAAAAGCAAAAAAGAGTTGAAACGACTGGCAGAGAGACTGGACCGTTTGGAAAACGTGAACGAGTGCAACAAATGCAACAAATGCAACGATGTTGAACCCATTTCCTGGAACCCGTTTGACTTCAAAGCCATCTACGATTATTGTGATCAGGCAAATGCGACCATGGGCCATGCTGCAGATGACGATGAGTGTCCCGCTTTGGACCTGATTGTGAACCATTATGCGGAATATGTGCCTTGTGCTGTTTCCATTTCTCCTCCACCTCCTTCTCTTCCTCCTTCTCTTCCTCATTCTCTTCCTCCTTCTCTTCCTCCTTCTCTTCCTCCTCATCAAGATGTCGTGGTTATCAATGACGACGACGACGAGGACGACGACGAGGACGACGACGACGAGGACGACGACGACGAGGACAACGACTTATTTCAGCTGATTCAAGTTGAAGCGGTTTATGATTTTGATTTTCCTTTACCATCCGCAAAGTAAGTTTTCAAAAATGCGGGGGATATGAATGCGTCCAAATGGGGCTGCATCTTTAAATCCGGGGTTTCATCCTTGACAGCGGCGCCAACGCCGACATGCGCGTACACAATCCCTGTGCGCGTGTCGGTGTAATTTGGTTGAGTCATGGTTGGGGTGTGATTTGCTTTGATGAATATGTTATTATAAAACATAACATATTTATATATTTTTTCCTCAAACACATTGCACGCACGCACGCACGACACCCCATTTCGGCATTGTCAAAAAAAAAAATTGATTGACTTTGACCCAATAACACAACCACCTGCTATACTATAACCCCTGAAATAATGGACTTATTTGCGAAGAATCCGCATCCGCGCGATGCGCGCATCACGTTTGAGCCCGTGGAGCACAAGTACACCATTGACGCCGACCCCACAATTAGTTACACGTCCGTCACCACGTGGAACCACGGCCACTTCCGCGAGTTTGACGCCGACGGCATTATTGAACGCATGATGGCCTCGCGCAACTGGAAGCAGAGCCCGTACTACGGCATGACCGCCGACGCCATCAAATTGGCCTGGGATACGAATCGGGACGCCGCCGCCGCCGCGGGCACCGCCATGCACTACAACATTGAGTGCCATTACAACGGGCTGCCCGTGCCCGCAGAGGACGCCGCATCCACCGAGTTCCGTTACTTCTTGCAGTTCTACAGCGACTACGCGGAGAGGGTGCGCCCGTACCGCACGGAATGGACCGTGTTTGACGAGTCGGTGCGCATCTCGGGCTCCATTGACATGGTGTTTGAGAATCTGGACCCGGCGACGGGAGAGCCGGACGGCACGCTGAGCATTTACGACTGGAAGCGCTGCAAGGAAATCAAGAAGGTGCCGTTTGGCGCCAAGGACTACTCTCACGTTGCAGCCATTGCGCACATCCCGGACACGAACTACTGGCACTACTGCCTGCAGCTGAACACGTACAAAGCCATTCTGGAGCGGTGCTACGGCAAGCGCGTTACCGACCTGTTCCTGGTGTGCCTGCACCCCGACAACAAGAACGGCTCGTATCAGTGCATCCGGGTGGTGGATCTGCAGGCCGAGATTGCCGGCCTGTTTGAAGCCCGCGCAAAAAATTACAAAACAGAAAATTGAATAAAGGAATTAAAGATTACTTATTTAAATGAATTAATCACAAGCCTAATAACAATAACACCAATAACACCAATAACACCAATAACACCAATAACACCAATAACACCAATAACAATTCAATGCTTTTTTTAACCAACTTCGCCAACTTCGCCAAAATCACCGTGTTTCCCGCATTCACTAAACGAAACATGGCGGTGCTTGCCGCAACCGTGCTGGCATACCAGACATACAAAGGCTATAAATTCTATCAAATGTGCAAATTGCGCAATGAAAATCAAAAACGGTTGAAGGAAGAGCAAGAGGCCGCATTTGAAAACAGGTACTTCAAGGAGTATGACCAAATGAGCGACGACCCTGATGCGCCCATTCCTTCGGCGAACAGCCACGTGCGAGAGCCCACGCCGCAAGGTGACGTCATCATGACATATGATGTGGAGCGAGCGCTGTTTTGCTACTATTGCGACAAGCGCACGGTGCAGTTCAAGTATCTGGAACCGGTGGCGCGAAAATACGTCATTGAGCACGGCTGCAAACGGCTCTACATTGATTTCCGCAAGGAGATGTCAAAAGCAAATGAAAGGGCAACCAATCCCGTCCCCGCAACCAATCCCGTCCCCGCAACCAATCCCGTCCCCGCAACCAATCCCGTCCCCGCAACCAATCCTCCTATTGTGCCGCCGCCCGTGTTTGCACAACTTAAAAAATACGGCAACAACGGCACCCCTAATTTGTCCAAAATGAATGAATTCATCAAAACCAAAGGGCTGAATGCCAACACCAGCTCCAATGGATTGAAAGAACAAGTGACGCATTATTTGTATTGTGGTCGTCTGGATGATTTTATTGATGCCGCGAGCGAATCCAGTCCTGTTAATGAAACGCATGATTTCAACATCATTAAGCCGATTGATTATGCTAGCTATAAAAAAATGAACGATGGGGGTGTGATGTGAACGCATCATGTGCCATTTTGACGTGCATTACAATTTTCCATTTTTTTTATGAGTAATATATATCCAATATTAATCATAATCACGCACAACATTATTTGGGATTAGCATCATGCGTACTAGAAATATGACCATAAAAAACAAACCAAAACCGACTTTTGCAACATCCAAACCTCTATCCAAACCTCTATCCAAATCCCAACCCAAGAACGCACCTTTAACCACATCCACATCCATATCCACATCACCAAAACTGGAATCAAATGCATTCGCGAAACCACCTGCTGCGGCAACCAATGTCGCTGAACCCAAAACCAATGTCGCTGGACCCATGACTGAACCCATGACTGAAACCAAAACCAATGTCGCTGGACCCATGACTGAACCCATGACTGAAACCAAAACCAATGTCGCTGAACCCATCGCTGAACCCAAAACCAATGTCGCTGAAACCAAACCCAATGTCGCTGCACCCATCGCTGAACCCGTCGCTGAACCCGATGTTGCTGGAACCAAACCCAATGTTGCTGCACCCGATGTCAAACCCAATGTTGCTGAAACCAATGCTGGAACCAATGTTGCTGCACCCATCGCTGAACCCGATGTTGCTGCACCCATGACTGAACCCAATGTCGCTGAACCCAATGTCGCTGAACCCAATGTCGCTGAACCCAATGTCGCTGCACCCAATGTCGCTGAAACCAAAACCAATGTCGCTGGACCCATCGCTGAAACCAAACCCAATGTCGCTGAAACCAATGTTGCTGAAACCAATGCTGGAACCAATGTTGCTGCACCCATCGCTGAAACCAATGTCGCTGCACCCGCTGCGACTAATGCTGAAACCAAACCCGATGTTGCTGGAACCAAACCCAATGTCGCTGCACCCATCGCTGAACCCAATGTCGCTGCACCCATGACTGAACCCAATGTCGCTGAACCCAATGTCGCTGAACCCAATGTCGCTGAACCCAATGTCGCGGAACCCATGACTGAACCCGTCGCTGAACCCAATGTTGCTGCACCCATCGCTGAACCCAATGTCGCTGCAACCAACCCCAATGTCGCTGCAACCAAACCCAATGTCGCTGAACCCATGACTAAGCCTGCACTTGTGCCGCCTGCACCAGATTGCACCATAGTTCCGTCATTGTTTGGAGGCGCCGACCCGGAGTGCAATGTGGAAGCAGAAATGCCACCAGTTCAAGAAGCGATAAAGCAGGCATTTTCTGAAACAATTTCCACATGGGGGTCCAAGTTTTCCATGACTGCTTTAAAGAACATTTTGATCGCAACCGGAAATGAGGCACTGTGGAATGCAATCATAGATGGGTCTATGACGCCCCAACAGGCTTTGCTTTTAAAAAAAGTGATCAAGGATCCTCAAGTTGCAGAGGCAGTGGGGGAAGTGAAGGAGACGGCGATGGAAGGCATTAACGACAGCATTGCATCCCTTCAAGCCGATGTGTTGCCGACGGTTAAGGAAGCTGCCGGAGAATTTGCCACCGGGATAGGAACTTCGGTCATTACTGCGGCTTCAGACATTCCTCCAGTTGGCGCCGTGATAAGTGGCATAAGCGCTATGGGAACTGTGTTGGATGCGGCAGGGAATGCGATCGAAATTGCACGAGGGGCCAGCAATGCAATTGAACCAATCCGAAATTCAGTGGAAATGATTGTGGGAAACATGGATAAAATCAATAATGCCGTAACTAATGCAGTGGCCCGAACTGAAAGTGAAATGCCCGGCACAAAAACGGAAGAAATGTCCGGCGCGAAACCGGAAGAACAAGTGCCCGGCGCGAAACCGGAAGAACCAATGTCCGGCGCGAAACCGGAAGAACAAGTGCCCGGCGCGAAACCGGAAGAACCAATGTCCGGGACGAAAATGGAAGAACCAATGCGCCCGTCGCCCGGCGCGGTTGTGGAAAAAAACCCTGCACCAGTGCCAACAACTGCTGCTGCTACTGCTGCTACTGCTGGCGGAGGCTCTCGCAAGCGTCGCCACATTCACAAGCTGTCCCGCCGCATTGAACGCACCCTGCGCCGCGTCCAGAACAAATACGGATTAAAAGACAAAACCGACTTTTTGCGGCGCACCCTTCGTGCCCGAAAGATGAAATGAACGCAATGCAACTGTTGCCGAAAAGCAATTTAAAAATAAAATCGCATGCCATATTATACACATATACACACAATGCAGATTTTCGTAAAGACGCTCACCGGAAAAACCATCACGCTTGAAATAGAGCCGTCCGACACGATCGGCGCATTAAAAGCCAAAATCCAGGACAAGGAGGGCATTCCGCCCGACCAACAGCGGCTCATTTATGCTGGCAAGCAGCTGGAGGATGAGCGAACGCTGTCCGACTACAACGTGCAAAAAGAATCAACGCTCCATTTGGTTTTGCGACTTCGGTGAGGTGGTTTTTTTTAAAGTGTGCAATCATTTCTTTTTTGCAAGCCAGCGAAGGAACCCGTTGCTGCGCGCCAAATCAAACGACGACCCCAAGTGCTCGCGCGCAATGTCGCAGGTGCGCCGTTCAAACGGGGCGAGCTGCTTGTAATACGCATCAGTATCAACCAGTTCGGGGGAATGTTCCATAGATTTTGCTCTGTGATTTGCTGCTTTGCTCTGTGCTTTTCTGCTGTGCATTGATTTAAACGTCCTAAATTTAAATCAATTTTTCGGGTTTTCACTTAAAATGAATGAGTTCAACATATGCATCCATCCCCACAAGCATCCATCCCCACAAGCCAAAATGCTCCATCAGATTGTCGCCTCAGCATCATTGAACACGCCCCCCATGCCGTGGGACGACTACTTCATGTCCATCGCTTTTTTGGCGTCCATGCGCAGCCCGTGCACGCGCCTGCGCGTGGGTTCCGTCATCGTGAAGGACCATCGCATCATCGCCATGGGCTACAACGGCTTCATCGCCGGCGCCCCGCACACCAGCCGCATGCGCGACAACCACGAGCAGGCCATCATTCACAGCGAAATCAACGCGGTCAGCGACTGCGCGCGCCGCGGCGCCAGCCTGCAGGACGCCACCATTTACGTCACGCACTACCCCTGCATCAACTGCTTCCGTTCGCTGGCGGCGTGCGGCATTAAACGCATTTACTACTACTCCGACTACCACAACGATCCGCTCTTGCCAACGTTGGCCCAAGACGCCGGCATCGTTATTCAGCCGCACGCGTGATTTTCGCGCGACGGCAGCGCTTGCCGGCACACGGGGCACTCGGCGCTCTCGGTTTCCAGCCACGTTTGAATAGCGTTCTTCATGAACGCGTGCCCGCACGGCAGCACGAGCACGGCGTCGCCCTTCGCAAATTCGGCCTGCGTGATGGGACAGAAATTGGCGCTGCCACCATCATGCACATGCTCCGCCGTTTGCAACAGGCGCTGCATGGCTTCGGGCGTGATGACGGTGCGCACGGGCGACCGGTCGTACAGCGACGCTTCCATCGCTTCCATGACGTTTTGAACCCGATGATTGACCCGATGATTGACCCGATAATTGAGTTGATTTGATTCTAAAATCCGTATCCGGGTTCCGGTGCGGTGGCAGTGTGCCAGCAGTGTCAAACAATTCATGGATTGGTATTGGATTGATATATTGTTGTATTTTGTTCTGTTGTTGTATTTTGTTCTGTTGTTGTATTTTGTTCTGTTGTTGTATTTTGTTCTGTTGTTGTATTTTGTTATTTTTTTTCTTAATTAATCTACTTAATCAAATGTCATCCACATTGATGTGATCCGCTTTGAGTTTGGGTTTAAGCGCAGCAACCGCGCCCGGTTTAAGCGCAGCAACCGCATGCATCCCATCGCATGACGCCATCGCCGGCGAGCACTGAAATGACGCAACTGCTTGATTGGACTCGCACTCGGCCGAGTCGTCGTCGTCGTAATCGTCGTCAGACGACGAAGGCATGTCGTACACGCGCTGCTGCATCAACTCGCCGTCGCCGTCGCCGTCGCCGTCGCTGTCGTCGGCATCTGCATCTGCATTTTGGCCCTTGACCAGCTTGCCGTATTTCAGCGTGGTGCTGTCGGCAAACTGCACCGAGCTGCTGCTGCCGTGGGCATTGCCAACGTCGGCATCGCTTTCGGTCGCAATGCTCTTGAAGCACGGCTCATTCTTCATGAGACGGTCGCGCTCGCCGTGGTTGTACACTTCCAGCAAGTCGCACGTGTCCTGCTTGCTGGACCACTCGCGCATGCCGACCAAGACCCAGGAGCCCGAGTCCAGAATGTTGTCGCGCTTGCCGCGCCCCTTGAACTTGTTGCGAATGATGCAGAGGCGGTCGCCACCTCCGCTCAATAGGCGCACGTAGCACATGCCGTTGCCCAGCATTTTGCTGACCACTGCGTACCGTTCCGCGTCGTCAGTCGCGATGCGCAGCTGATTGGACCCGCCGCATTTGGCGGCGTTCACGTGCTTGCGCGCCAGCCCTTTGCCCTTGTTCCCTCCGTCGTTTTTGACCATGGTGGTTGGTCGGTGGTTGTTGGTTATCAAACCATGCCGATCCGTTTTTAAATTGGTTTAAAATATATTTTCTCTCCTTTAGACATAACGTAAATACAAAAATCCCCACAATCAAGATGGCAAAAGGTGCATGGATGAGCCATTTGGCCCACTTTAGAAAGGCACACCCTGGCATGGACCCCAAGAAAGTTTTTGGCGAGGCAGCAAAAACGTACAAGAAGCAGCAAAGCGGCGGTTCCGTGCTGAGCCCCTTGAGCCCCGAAGCCGTTTCTGGAATGCCGCACAGCAGCGGCACCGAGCTTCAAATTGAGGCCACCCAATTCAGCGGCGGCAAGAAGCGAAGCGTTAAGAAGTCCCACCACAAGAAGTCCCACCACAAGAAGTCCCACCACAAGAAGTCCCACAAGAAGTCCCACAAGAAGTCCCACAAGCGCCACTAAAGGGATAACAAATTGAAATCATGTAAATTGTTTTTTAGGCATTTACATGATTGCATCCCCGCATCAAGGGCGCGCATTTGACAGCGCAACCATGGTTTGGGCAAAGGCAAACCCGCGGGCATTAAAGGTTTCCACAAGGCTGTCATACGTTTTCACATTTTTGTTCATGTAAAACAGGTCGGTGAAGGCGCGCTTGGTCTCGCCCACCGTTTTGCGCCGCGCGGGGTCGGGATGCACGTTCGCAAGAAGCAGCTCCACGTATTGAATGATTAACCGGTTGTTTGCGAACCCGTGTTCGGAGGACACGAATTCCAGAATTTGAAGGTACGCAATGCTGAGCGAGTAATTGTCCCACGTGGGCCACCCTTTCAGCAGCCCGGCGCGCGCCACGTCGCGGTCCGTGCCGATCCACGGTTCGCACTGCTCAATGCACGCCTTCAAGTAGCGCGTGCGGAACCCCTTGGAAAAAATGCGAAGGGCGGCGTTCGCATTGACGCACCGTTCGCAAATGGACGTCGCGTCGTCGCGGGTTAAAACCCCCGTCTCGGACTCGTTCTGCAAAAAATTAATGACGTGCGCTTCCAGCGGCCACGCGTAATACTCGGGGGCGTACTTGTAGAAATAGGTGGCCCAAACGGCGTCGTTACCCGCCTTGTCGGCTTGTTCAAACTGTTTGACGGGGATGGAGAGCCCGAAATCAATGATGACGGGCGTGTCCGTCTTCAAGTTCATGAGAATGTTCCTCATGTCCATGTCGTAGTGCACCACTTCGTGCTCCACCAACCGTTCAATGGACTCAATTAAATAGGAGTAGGTGTCAAAAATGCAGGAAATGATTTTCTTTTTGTTGCCGCCCATGCTGTCCAAGTAGTCGTAAAAAGACAGACTGTCAATGTAGGGCATCTTCATGAGCATGAATTTTGCCGCCCCCGTCCCAGCTTTTGCATTTGACACAATGTCGCACTTGTTCAGCGCGGTCGGGTTGTGGCGGCGCACCTTCTCCAAATTCACCGTGCACGTGTCAATGACTGGCACGAAATTCACTCCGTAATTCACAATCCCCTTCACGATGTTGCCCACGGCCACTTCATTGTCGGCCACGTCGTCCTGCACGACCAGTTTGGTGGCGTAGCGCCGGTCGTCCATGGTTTTGCCGCTGCATTCCATGCCCGGGTGATACAAGCACCCGAAGGCGCCTTGGTTCACCAATTTAGTCGCCATTGAATTTAAATTCACAACCTTGCTAAAATGAAATGAAATGAAATGAAATGAAATGAAATGAAAAAATGAAAACTGCTGTATGGGGTTGTAGGGTTGTATGTGTTGTATGTGTTGCATTATGATTGCATTATATTTTCATGGGGGGAACTATTTTCATGGGGGGAACTATTTTCATGGGGGGGAACTATTTTCATGGGGGGAACTATTTTCATGGGGGGTAAAGCTCAATGATGCATTTTGACGATCATAAAGTAGCGGTTCTTGTACGTTTTTTTGAGTTTATCATACACGGCTTCGCCGGTGGTCATGAGTTCGGACAGACGGGCGACTTCGTCGCGGTAAGAATCAACATTCAATTTGCAAAAGTCGGCAAACCCGCCGGCGGGCGTGTACTCCGCGAACCGCAGCCCGCACTCAATGTGAGTGTCCATGACATTCAACAAGTCGCGGTTCAATAACACGTACTTCCGGGGGGCGACAAGCGCTATAGGCACGTCCCGCACCCCCACTTGCTTCGGACACATCGGATCGGCATGGAGGGAAAGGTTCGGAAAACCGCAGGTTTTCTGACGGAAGTAGTAGCGCCCGCTCTTGAACAGCTTGTCTGCCACGTCACCCTTGTATCCCAAGTCGGTCAGTCGCTCAACTTCGGTTTTGAGCAGTGCGGCAGCATCCTCCGTCAACAGCCACGCCGTCCATGCCTCCTTGTACGTTTTACGATCGTCATATTGATGCACTTCAGTAAACGCTTTCATTAATTCAATCATCGCGCTGGAAAACTCAAAGCGCAGAACCCGACCCTTGTGATGGTTGCCATTGTTGCCATTGTTGTCAGTGTTGCCATTGTTGTCAGTGTTGCCATTGTTGGTTTGCATGTTTGTTGCTACAATGGAAATGGACCCGCATCATTTAGGATTCAATTTTTTATTTTTATGGTGTGCGTAAAAATGAAATGGCAAAAAAAAAACAAATGATGAATGCGTTGTAGGCGGAAGACGAGCTTTTAGGCGGAAGACGAGCTTTTAGGCGGAAGACGAACTGTAAACGCACTCAAACATGAGCGAGAACGACCAGTCCATGTTGTTCAGGTCCAGCACGCGCCCGAAATCGTCCACCAGCGTGATGCGCATGCGCTGAATGTCCACGGGGCCAAAATACTCGCGGCTGTACGTGAGCGACGTGCTCAGCGACTCCCCGCTCACCACCCCGTACGCCCCCGCCGAGTTGATTTGCTGCTTGATGTTGAGACGCGCGATGATGTTGGGCGCAATGGTGGACGCCCCGAACGCCGACGCGTAGTAGTTGTTCACGTTGTTGTTGTAGTCGTCAATGCACAGGAACACGTACTGCGGCCCCGTGATCAGGCAAATGCCCTCCGACACCGCCGCCTGCGGCACCACAAACGGCGACGACGTGCTTCCATCCCCCCGCATCTCATACATCGCCGTGCGGAATCCCATCTGCCAGCCCAGGAAGTACGGCAGCGGTCGCGTGTCGCTCTGGGATGACGAGACGCCCGTGGCGGATGCCGCCGTTCGGTTGATGTTGGCCTTCACGTTGAAGACGATGCGCATCGCGCCCGTGTACGGAGTGGATGGAATCGGGTTGCCGCTGGCGTCCGTGGCCGAATTGCACGCAAAGATGCTGCGCCCGCTGGTTGCGTCGGCCGTGAATGCCATGCCGGTTTCAGCGACCAGGTCGGTTCCCGCCAGAATGCCGTTGATCGTGCTTTCAATTAAAGCACCGCCGCCGTTTTGAAACGCCGTGCGGTAGTTGCCGTCGGGAATGACGAGGGTGTACTGCTTGTTGAAAAGGGGGTCCGCGGGAGGGACCGACGCTGTCCCTTCCCACTGAAACAGGATGCAGTTGTTCTCGTACTGTTGGCTGACGCCGTAGTAAGTCAACGGCAGCTCGTACGTGGCGACGCTCATGCTGGTCACGTTTTCAAACTTGTACGGAATGGTCATGACGAAGTCCGTGCTTTTGGTGGTGTAGTAGTTGGTCCGAAAGCGCGTGTCCACGTTGAGCGCGCGCTTAATGGTGGATATGGCCACCGGATTCAAAATGCCGGGCGGCGCCCCCGTGAGCACCGATTTCCCGTTCTTAAAGTCGCCGGCAATGCCCGCTTGCTCCGACGGCCGCGTGATCAAGAACGCGTCGTTCACGTCATTTTTGAGCTGCATGAATTGGGTGGGGGCCGGCGCGGGGGCTGCCGCTTTCATTGCCGCCGTCATTGCCGCTTTCATTGCCGCCTCTCGCTTGTCGCCGGTGCGTGCATCACTTGCATGACTTGCATCACTTGCATCGCTTGCATCGCTCGCATTTGCAAAAAGCTCCGTGGTTGCATGGCGCGATTCGGACAGCCGCTTCGTTGCGCTGTTCAAAAAGTCGTGTATTTTCCCTTTGGTAATGGGCCCCAGCTTGGGATCCTTGGTTATTTTATGTTTCAGCGCGCCGCATTTGCGGGCCACCGTTGCATCATCGTTTGTGGCCACCCCAAAAAAGTCCAACAGCTCGCTCAACGAATAATTGTGCACGTTCAAATCAAATAGCTGCGACATGCCGATACCAGTGTATATAAAATTGCATTTATTTTTATATACTAATTATTTGGTTTAACAAATGCGCGGATTGCGATTAATTGCACGCCCGGCACCCGCCCGATGATTTCACATGGATTAATCGGTTGATACTAAAACGGTTGGCCACGGTGATGGGCGCTGCGGACCGCGCTTGCTGTGGTGGCGCTTGCTGTGGTGGCGCTTGCTGTGGTGGCGCTTGCTGTGGTGGCGCTTGCTGTGGTGCGGGAGGACCCAACGCCCTGCGGCTGAATGCAAACGCGTAATTGGAACTCATTTGTTTTGGTGTATTGGGGCGGACGTGATTTTAATATGCCGACAAAAAAAAATGAGAGAGAATTGACCCAACGGTTTAATGCGCGGGGTTCTAAACGGAGTTCAAGCACATGGTGTACATGAGGCGGTTGGTGAAGTATCCGAGGAAGTTTATGACGAACATGGACCAAAACCCGGAATTGGTGATGGCGTACAGTTTGCCGCCAGAGGAGATGATTTTGAAGAGCGCTAAAAACACGTGAAACACCAGCGCCAGCGCGGACACCACCATGAGCCAGTAAAACCAGGCGCAGTATTGGCGGTTGCTGAAGGGGGCGAACCAGCCGCCCATGGCATGGGGGTCGGTCAGTTGTACAACGGCAGAGTTCATGGCACAAATGCGTAAGAATGCTGGGGGGGTTTATAACATGCGTGCAGAAAATAATGTGGGAGGAGGGGGGGGAGGAACATGCAACAATTACAGCGGGCACACGCACGCATTGCCGCGATGGCTGTACGCAATGCCGTACTTCTTCGTTTTGTTGCCTTCCACGGGAGCAACGGGCAGACTCTCCGTGCGATACGGACCGCGCCCCTTGATGCGCGCCAAATACCGCGCGTAGGATCCGTGCTTAATGTCCACGCCCTGCCCCGCAGCCGAGCAGGACCCGGGGCGCATCCGCGTGATGGACGTTTTCGTGGAATTGGCGTTGTGGCTGGGCACGTTGCGCTGCACTCGGCCCGGTTCCGCGCGGTCGCTGCCCTGGTTCCAGTTCACGAACCCGTACTTGGCCAAGGGTTTCACATAAACGTTCAGCCCCGCCAAGTTCTCTAAATACTCGGACTGCGACACGCGCACCGTGTTTTGAATGCGGCGCTGCGTGGCATCGGCCGTGTCCGCAAACCCGCCGTTGCACCCGTTGCACCGGCGGGAGTACACGTGCCAGTCCGGCTGGTTGCCCGACACGTCCAGGCACTGGTTGCAATAGTACGTGGCCGGCGCGTACACATCGTTCAAGCCGCGTTGTCCAAACGGATACATCAGGACGTCCCGATTGGCATACGCCGCGTAATCAAACCCGTCGTCGTAAAACTGATGGAATTGGTTCAATTCCAAATCCATGATTGGCTCGTTTGCTATACTATATTATATACATATGATAAATATGATAAATGACGAAAAACGCCGGCTTCTTCAATGCACGCTCCCTGTTTTTTTTTATTTTTACTAAAAATTGAACAAACCAGACAAACCAGACAACCCAGACAAACCAGACCAGACAAACCAGACCAGACAAACCAGACCAGACAAACCAGGCAAAACCATGTCTGAACCTGTGCATGAACTCATTGCCGACGAAGCAATTACAATTACGAATCAAGTCCCGGGATACTACAAATGCGGCCACTGCGCCCTCCACTTCAAAACCCGGCCCCGCTTCCGTGCCCACGAAGCCACCTGCCTGTCGTTGAAACAGATCCGATCCCGCGCCACCTTCGCCTCACAGTCCGACCATGCTACGACCACCACTGCGGACCTCTTGGCGCTCGTGCAGCAGCTGGCCGTGCGGCTGGAAACGGCGGAACACGAAGTGGCTGCATTGAAGCGGCAACAACGCCAGCAGCAACTAACTCAGCAGCACAAGAACCCGATTCATCGCGACAACTTGTTGGAATGGCTAAACGGAACGACAGCACGGCTAAACGGAACGACAGCACGGCTAAACGGAACGACAGCACGGCTAAACGGAACGACAGCACGGCTAAACGGAACCGGAACCGGAATGGAACCATTCACGGAGTGGTTGCCCGCCATCCCCCTCATCACGCGCGAGCACCTTGCGCTCGTGTTCCGCCACGGCTTCATGGACGGCATGTGCGCCATCATTGCATCCGTCGTTGCACAAGCACAAGCACCGCTTTGCGCCTACGACGAGGGCCCGGGCATGCTGTTCGTGTATGAAAGACACTCGCGTGATGAAGGCGCCCCCGAAAAGGCAACCCCCCATGACACATGCGCGTGGCGCCCCATGACGCACGCCGAATTTGAGAAGTTCATTAACCGCATGCAGAAGCTGCTGATGAACGAGTTTGTGTGCTGGCAACAAGAAAACAAAGAGCGCTGGCACGATCCCGAATTTGCAGAGCAGTATGACACCAACCTGTTGAAGGTGACGGGCAGCGGCAAGGCCAAGAGCGGCGGCTGCTCCAATCGCGACATGCTCATCACCCGCATGAAGCCGAAGGTGTATGCGGCCATCAAGCGGTCGGCCAATGCCAATGCCAATGCCAATGCCAATGCCAATGCAGATAATCGTGAATGATCGTTTGCAGCGCACCATTCTTTTTTTTTCAAGGAACAAGGGACAAGGGACAAGGGACAAGGGACAAGGGACAAGTGGGGTCATTCCAACCATTTCAAATTTAAACTTTGATGCACGTTTTCCGAATGTCCTCGGTACATCATCATCCACAGCGACACGTTCCCGCTGGAGCAAATGATGCGCTTGCATTTGGAAATGAGCACAACCACCGCAAGCAAATGTTTTATGTCGGAGTGATTGATGGGTTGTCCGATTCGTTCAATGTGCGCGCCCATGACCGTGCTTCTTGTGGGGACAACTTCATAAATTATGACCAAATTGGCGGAATGGGGGGAGTCGCGGAATTTGGCCTTCATGTAATCAAAAAAATGGGCAACGTCGCTCTGCAGCAATATTTTGCAGCCATGGTTGTCGGAATGCGACAGCAGTTCGGACAACTTGGCGTAGTAGCTATCAAATGAATCCAGCGCGGTTTCAGTGATTTTATCGGTGCCCCTGTAATACACGGCAATGCAGTTGCCGGCGTCAATGCCGTATTTATTTTCAAATTGGGACACGAGTGCAATGATCTGCGCGGACGGTTCAAAGAATTTTTGCACAACCGGCAGCACGTTTTTGTAATCAAGCTGCGAATACGGCACAAGTTGATGGCCGTGATTGTAATTTATCTTTGAAACAATGGGTTCTGGGAGTTCAGATCCAGACGGGTGCTTAAAAAACACATGGGTTATGTCCTGGTTCATCTGTTCGCGCACTTTGTAAAATGTGAATAAGCCCGTTCCATTGATGTGTTTGGGAAACAACCTGTGCAAATTTGCAAATTCAACAATCGCATTTAATTTGATGCTGCAGCATGAAAAAAATCCGGCAGTGTGTGCGATCATCAAAGTGCTATCTCGTTCTTCCACTTGCGTTGGCTGCATCTGGTGCCGGGGCTGCATCTGGTGCCGGGGCTGCATCTGGTGCCGGGGCTGCATCTGGTGCCGGGGCTGCATCTGGTGCCGGGGCTGCATCTGTATCAGGCAATGATTTGCGGTTGTAAAATTTCTAAACTTCATTGGTTGCGGTTTCGTTGAAAACGAAATCTGCAACATTGCCTACAATATGTACAACCTTACAATGTATGCAATATACATATATATATATAACTTTACAATTTATTCAACAGGTCATCAAGCCGGCGTTGTTCCAGCAACGCTTCCACGATTTTGACGCGCCGCAGCTCCTGCGCGGCGCAGCCGCGTTCCGCAATGTGTTCCACCTGCAGTTCCAGCGCGGGCAAATCGTCTTCGGTCAGGTCAGGGTGGATCTCGCCATCTAAAAACAGCGCGCGCATGATTCGGTCCAGTTCGCGCTGGTTTTGGTCCCGTTTCTCGCGCAGGCTCTCTTCATTTTTTGCATGCGCCGCAAGCAGCTGCTGTTCGACGCCCTGAACGTCTGGAACGCCTGGAACGTCTGGATCCGCCGAAGAACGATGCACGGCTTCAATGCGGGCGCGCAGCATGGCAATGCGCGCATAAAAATTGGCCAATCGCTGTGTGATGGCGTTGGCGGCACCCTTGGCCGCAACCAGTTCGGCCAGTTCGCCCAGCTCGCGCCGGGTCATTTCGCGCGGTTCCGCATTTGCCCCCGTTTTCAATCGCAAATGCATGTGCAGCGCCTCCTTGCGCCCGTTGTTGCAGCACCGGCGCTTCAACGCAGCGGCGATTAACTCCTCAATGTCCTGCGCGTTTGCGGCGGCGGCGGCTGCCGCAATGGCTGTCATTCGTCCGTTCAGTTCCTTCTCAAACCCTGCAACGTCGGTTGGCGCTCCCAGCAGCAGCGACGATAAATCCATTGTTTAAAATGGTTAATCCGGTGTGTTTATTATGTTATGTTGTTATTTATTTTGTTCACAAGCCGGGTCGTCAAGTAAAACAGCGCCCCGCCCCACAGCGTGTCCGTCACCGCGGTGAAGAGCTGCCACTTGGACAGCAGCGCCAGATTCGTGAACTCGTACACGCCGTACACCACGAGCCCCAGCAGGAACGCGTCCTGGGCCGACCGCCCCGGCCGAATGATGAAGTAGTTCAGCCCGAAAATCAGGAACACGTAGGTTACGACCGCGCCGAACAGGTTGATGACCATGGGCGACCCCTGCACCGCCGCAATCTGGCGCGCAAAGTGGCCCTTAATCACGCTCAAATACGCGAAGTCAATGGCCACGAGTCCCAGCGCCGAAACCAGCAGCTTGTATGAGGAGTTCTGCATGAATGGGTATGCACTATGCGCACATAAAAATATATGTCGGAAATGCATTTAAAGCATCGGCATCATATTCAGTCACCTGCAACACGAGCAACCCAAATCCAATGACCACGACAACCAACACTCTGCGTTTCAATGCCGCCAGGCTGAGCGTGCCGGACGAGCTCCATTGGTACAATAACCACACCAACTGGACCGCGCTCAGCCGCAAGGAGTTCCGCAGCATCATGATCCGCATGGAGTCCATCACCGCGCAGCACTACGACGACGTCTGCACCACCGGTCGTAGCAACCGCAGCGCAGCAATCAAGGCGTTCTGGGCCGACAATTGGGGCTGCGAATACCTGCCCGAGTCCGGACGGTGGCTTGATCTGGCAACCAACACGTTCTTTGAGAGCGAGACCGAAAAGAAGGCTGCAAAGAACGAAAAGAAGGCTGCAAAAAACGAAAAGAAGGCTGCAAAGAACGAAAAGAAGGCAAAGCAAATGGCTCAGTACAACGATGAGGAGGAGGAGGTGTATGTGCAAGCGGCACAGAAGCAACAGACACAGCAACAGACACAACAACAGCAACAGACACAACAACAGCAACAGACACAACAACAGCAACAGACACAACCATACGACGATTGGTTTGACGCGGAGGAGGAGGCGTATGAGGAGGCCTACGCACAGGCGAGAGCGCAAGAAGAGCAAAGGGCTCAAGCGCAGCAGGCTCAAGCGCAGCAGGCTCAAGAGCAAAGGGAGCAGGCTCAAGTGCAAGCTTACCTGGATTCATTGATAGAAGAGCAAGAGCAAGAGCAAGAGCAAGAGCAAGAGCGCATCGCATGCCAGGCGGTGCTTTACCTTGAGGAGCTGACCGACGTCCAAGGAGACCCCGATTGGCGTGCCTACATTTACTACGACGAGCGCATCCGCCGCTACGTGTTGAAAGGCACCCGCCGCTCTGTATTGAATTGCAAGAAGAAGACGGTGTATCCCGAGATGAAGCTGTGCTTTCGTTCGTCCCGAGAGCTGGCGAGCTTCCTGCATTCATCCACGGAGACGTTGAATGTCACCATGTTTGCCATGACCGGCGCCACCGTCAGGAACGCCACGTTTGCGGAGCTCTACGCGCTTCCAGCCCGCGGCTGCAAGACGGAGCTGTTTGGCTACGACCAAACCCGCCCTCGTTATTCCACGTTTGTCGACTACTTGCGCATAGTGAGGGACATGGATGCCAGCCATTCTAACTTTGCGGCGTTTTAAGAAAACAATATTCATGTACATTATATGCAGTTGTGCGTACAATCTACATTCCTACATTTTTACGTGAGTTGAACTGCCATGTCCAACCCTTGTCAGGAGGGTCAAGTCATGGACAAGGTCACCAAGACGTGTCGCGCTCCGTTGAAATGCGGGCGGAAATCCAATGCAAATGTAACCACGAAGGTCATGTCCAAGTCCCAATCCAAGTCCAACAAACCTTGCCCGGAGGGTCAAGTTCTGGACAAGGCCACCAAGGCATGTCGCGCCCCGTTGAAACGCGGAAGAAGAACGGCCAAACGGGCTGAAAGCCCTCGGCTCAATCAAGACAACACCACCTTGGACAAGTTTGGGTTTGTCATTCCCAAATACAAACCCAAGCCCCACAATGAACCCAAGCCAATGAAGCAACCCACGCTGCTGGCTTTTTCAAAAAAGGGCGTGCAGCACTAACCATTAAACCCCAAAACGTGAAATTACGTCGCCGAATAATGGGGAGGAGATTCAACATTTTTATATGTTCATGATATATTGCATTTTCAAATACTTACCCTGCTACCCCCAACCAAAAAAATGTCCCAAAAAATGAAGGCCAATTTCTACTTGGACTATCCGAAGCACAGCTATTATGAGACCATGATCCATCCGAACAAGGACAGTCCAGCCAGCATCATTGCCACCGTGTTTCACAGGCTTTACCCGCCGCATCTGCACTCTTATAGCACGCCCATCCCAACCTTCATCCACGTGCGCGAGGGCACAACGCTGGACCCGGACAAAACATTTGCTGAAAACGGCATAATGTGCAACACAGGCAACACAGGCAACACAGACGACGGCATTCCCGACATTCGCATCCGGCTAAAAATTAACACGTTGCGGAACCTCCCCCCCCTACCAATCAAATAAATAAATGCATCACACGCGCATCGGGCGTGGAATGCATGCGCATTCAAACAAAATCACGGGACCGCGTGGGTTTTACCATCTCTTGGTGTAGGTGGCATTTACATTCCATCCACCGGAGGAGCTGTAGCCGCCGCCCACGCTGATGGAGTTGTTGTTTTTGGAGTCGGCAACGGACGAGAAATCGAGCGCAGAGGAAACCTGAATGGGTTGCATTTTGAAGGGTTGCATTGGGTCAAAAAATGGGAGTGGGTGGGTTCAAAGGGGGGTTATGAATTGTGTTTAGAAAATATATTTATATCATATTTGTTTAAAATACTTTTTAGTGTGTGCGTAGTATATCATCCACGCACTAACATCGTACTTCTTAAAACCACTGCATCTGAATGGGAGGCGGCGGCGTGATTCCGGTTGCCCTGCACAACGGCGACCTGTACTTCCTGTTCGGCCAGGAGAACGACGTCATTAAAGACGCGTCCAAAAACCAGGACTGGGGCGATTTTGGCGGGTCGGCCAAGCACGGCGAGTCCGAGACGGACACCTGCGTGCGCGAGGGCGCCGAGGAGCTGAACGGCTTTTTCGGCAACAAGCGCGATTTTAGGGCGCTCCTCTTAAAGAACCAGGTGCTGAAGCTGACTTACGACACCCGCGTCACCCACTTGATGCGCGTGGACTACGACGAGCGCCTGCCGTTCTATTTTAATAATAACTACCGCTTCATCAAGGAAACCGCCAACTTGCGGGCCATCGCGGCGCACCCGGAGAACGGCTACTTTGAGAAGTCGCACGTGCGCTGGTTCACGCTGGAGGACTTGAAGCGCGAGCGCGGCGCGTTCCGCGAGTACTTCCGCAACTTCTTGGACATGATTCAGTACCGCGCCCCCGAAATCCGGCGGCTAATGGATAAGCGCAAAAAGCGCAGCAGCAAAAAGCGCAGCAGCAATAAGCGCAGCAACCGAATCCCCAGAACCCATAAAACCATGCGGCGATCACAGCAATAAGGACGCATTGTTTCATTTTAAATATTTGCATAATGTAGTGTTTTGCGCAACAATAAATCAATACCACATTATGAAGGAGGAACCACACGAACTTGGACTGGAACCCGTGTCAAACGGGATTGTTAAGGCCGATGCCGAGCCCGATGCCCCCGCATTGCTTGCAACATTGGATCAATCTCTTGCCGAAATTGAACACAGGTTGGCCAAAAAAAAGGAAATAGAAGATGCCATGGATCATTATCACCGCGAACATCCGCATGAGCATGACGACTCCCCCAAATCCCAGGACTACATGAATGCAATCAAAAAATACACCGAACACAATAAGTGGCCGTTATACGTGGCGGTTCATAAACTGGCCATCAAGCTCATCGTGTTGCGCAATGAAGAAAGGTTGAGTCAATCAAAATACGACGAGTACAAAAAAAAACTTTTGGTTATTGATCTGGGGTCGGAAAAACTGGCGATGGACCAAAAACAAGAAACAATGAACATGCTGATTGCAAGGTTGAATTCGGGAACAAAAATGAATGCGATGGTGCAGCATGATCTGGATGACGCATACAATGAACGGATGATGGCCGCCATGTCAAACCGGACGAGAGGCGGCAATAAATCCCGCAAAAAATCCCGCACCCCCCGTAAAAAATCTCTCAAACACGCGTCCCTCAAATCCAAAACCAGCAACCGCAAGGCCGTGGCCGCCGCCATCAAGGACATCCCGCTGTCAAAAGCCCGCGCCGATTTCGCCGCGCTCAAGGCTATGCCCTGCGCCGACATTAATCAAGCCGCCAAGGTGGGCAACGCCGTAATGGACCACTACTTTTTCAGGCACCGCCTCGCCGCAAAAACCAAGCGCGCCGTGTCATACTACGATTGGATCAACACCGACTGGAAGCGCAACGAGTCGGAGCACAGCTTCTACAAGTTTAACCTGGCACAAGGCAAAACCCCGGAAAAGGCGCGCTACGCGGTGTTCCGTCTGTACTACGGCGCCATTCACGGCTTCAAGCCCTTGGTCGCCAAGTGGTTGTACTGCACGTATCAACCGCGCACAGCCGTCCTGGACTTCTCGGCGGGCTGGGGCGGCCGCTGCCTGGGCGCCATGGCCCTCGGCATTCCGTATATCGGCATAGACACCAACACGGATTTGCGCCCCGCCTACGAGCGCATGGTCAGACAGCTGGATCCCGAATCAAATTCAAAGGTGACCATGCGCTTCCAGGACGCCGCCGCCACCGACTTCTCCCGGTTCAAGTACGACATGGTGCTCACGTCGCCGCCCTACTTCAAGACGGTCAAACCGATAGAGGGCTACGCGCACATGCCGCACTACGCCGATCGCGCCGACTTCAACGCGCGCTTTCTGTTCCCGGTGGTCCGCAGCACGTACGCACACTTGGCGCGCGGCGGCACCTACGCGCTCAACATCCCGGACGACATGTACGATGAAATCAAGGCCGCCGGCATCCTGCCCTCCCTATTAGCCAAGCACCGCTTGTTCCTGCAGCCCCGCTTCGCCAAGGGCAACCCGAAGCACCCCGACGTGCAGTACAAGGAACACATCTACGTGTGGAAGAAGCCGTAACTCAAACCGCTAGCTTACCCCGTCGTCGCGTTCGCCGCTTGCAACTCTTGAATATGGGTTTGTCGGTGCGAACAAAAAATAACGCCCTCTTGGCGTCGTTGTCAAATACTAAATCATAATCATAATCGTGCTTTTTTTGCTTGGACACCACCTTCCGCTTCAACGTGCGGCAATTCGTGATCCCTTTGCGACGTCGGTCTGCGTATTCAGCCAAATACTTGTAATCCTTTCCCACTTCAATGTCCTTGGATGACACCCAACCCAAACGTGGCTCAGACCCACGAAAAAAACTAAATATTCCCATTGAATTTATACATTCATGTCCTATTATTTTTGACATGAATTCTCTCTTCTAACCCCGGTCGCGGTTCGCTTGTGCATGGCCTTGAAAAACGAGTTCTCTCCCTCCAGGTCGTAGTGCTTCCCGGTGCGCACGTCCACGTATCCCGCCGTGTCGGCACAATTTTGCGCCGGGAACCCGTTCCCGTACCAGTAGACCCCCTTCACTTTGGTCACGTTGTCGCGCAGCACCATCACGTGGTCGCCGTACAATCGCGCATCTTCTTCGCATATTCTATTGTAGTCTTCAATCGTGTGCAGATCGCTGGAATGCACGCGCTGGTATTCGTGCCAGGACTTAATCAGGTAGGTGGAGTACATGGATTGTAAATAATAAAAAAACGGCAGGACCCGTGTTCAATTTTTTTTTTATTAGTTTAACCTTTCGGAATACATTGAAAAATTGAATGACCGGGGGCAAATGCCCACAATGTAAATGCCAGAATATATCTCATGCCAATATGAATGCCAACGCATTCACCACATGCATCACGCGGTACAACAATCGCACGTGGGCCGAGCGCACCGCGTGGCTTGCCGCGAACCCCGACTACGCCTGCATTTACAAGTCGCCCGTGTCCATCAAGCCCGACATCCCGTATGAAGCGCCGTTGTTCGTTCTGGAAATGAACAACGACACCAACCAGATCATGGGCGTCGGCCGCATCATCAACGAAATCCGCGCCGACCGCAGCTACCGCATCTACGCCGACCAGAACTACAACCGATACACGTATTTGGGCCGCCAGCGCCTGGACCGTGCCGTCATCATGCAGCGAAAAGAAAATGCCCGCGTCATTGAAACGCTGGAGCGCATGCTGTTTTACGGCGCCCGTCATGCCAAGCGGGGGCAAGGCATCCACGAGCTGCCCGCTCGCATTCGCAGCAACCGTCCGGGCTACAGCTTCACGCAGTTCTGTTCCAATTTGTTCGCCTCCTGTGGTTCAAAATAATATTGTGATCATAATTCATAACATACCCAAATCAAATCAACCCAAATCAAATGAAGGTCAGGTTCGGGCTCACGCTATCAACCGTTTTGTTGGCCATACTTCTGCTCGGATATTTAGGATCTCTCATCCCAAACAAGGAGGGGTTCCAATCGCACGGGTTTGCGTCGTGTCGCGGCAGCGGGTTCTCCAAGGAGTTCTGTTTGCAGAACCCGCCCATGCCGGGACAGTGCCAGTGCCGCAACGGCGCGGTGGGCACGCTTCAGCCCGGATTCAAGGGGCGGTGCGTTTGCCCGTTCATTTAACAAACCCAACAACACACCGCAAAAACCATAATAAACAAATGCAAATGTATTATATCACATATTTGTTGATAATACATCATTTTTTTCAACGCAATGGCAACCCCGTCAAAAAAACAGGCGTTCAAGGACATTGATTTGGATATCACGCACTACGACACGGACGAGCTGCTGGCCATGCTCAATTTGACCGATCCCACCGAGGACGACATCGTCAGCGCAACGACCCGCATGATCAACCGGGCAAATGCGGACCGTTTGCCCCAAGTCGCGGCGTTTTTCCAGGATGCACAGGATGCGCTGTTGGACGAGCTGGACACCGCGCCACAGCAACAAGACCCGGACCAAGAACAAGACCCGGACCAAGAACAAGACCCGGATCAAGACCAAGACCCGGATCAACAAGAAGATCCGGACCAAGACCAAGAACAAGAACAAGATCCAGACCAAGAAGACAATGCCGGGGCCGATCAGCTGGGCCAGTGGTGGCGCAACGAGTATTTGAAGCAGGCCGACAAGGTGCAGGCCAGCAAGCCCGCCGACCGCAAGAACAAGATCCAATTGCTGCAGGGGAATCGGCACATGCCGACCAAGCGAGAGAAACTCGGTGTAAATGAGACGTACCAGGTGCCCGTCACGCAAGGCACCCTGAACCCCAACCTGAAAAACACCGTCACCCGGTTGGTGAACATTGACAGCCAGTACCGCCAGATCATCACGCCCAACAGCGAGAACCCGCTCGGGCCCGCGTCCCCCACCAACTACACCATAGACCTCACCGAGAATTTGACCAACGTGCTGTCCATCAAGCTGAACTCGGTCCAGATTCCGTACGCGTGGTACGCCATTGACATCAGTTCCGGCACCAACGTGCTGTTTTACAAGCTCAGCACGGTCGCCACGTACACGCCGTATGTCGTGCCTCCCGGCAACTACACCCCGTCGCAGCTCTATACGCAGATGGCGGGCACTCCCGCATTCAACGGAACAGCCATATTCTCCATCGCATACAACTCCAACAGCGGCAAAATGACGATCGCCAATGCGTCGGGCAGCTCCTACGACATCCTGTTTTTTGATCCGGCGTACAATGTGCCCATGACTCCGTCGCTTGTCACATCGGACATCAACGACGCGATCGCCGCATCCAAGCTGAATTCCAACCTGGGCTGGCTCATGGGGTACCGCGGCACAAACCAGGTGCCCGCTGTGCCCAACCAGCTTTTGTACACGCTGCCTGCCAGCGCCCCCCCCTTTGCCATAACCTCCGAGGCGCTGGCCGACACGTACGGCCCCAAGTACCTCATCCTGGTGCTGGACGACTACAACCAGAACCACTTGAACAAGGGGCTGGTCACCATTGCCACAAACGACACGCGGCTCAGCCTGCCGTCGTATTTCAATCCGGGCATTGCGGTTGTGTGCGACGCATCAGGCAACCCCACCTACATTCAGTCGGCCCCCCGCCAGCTCACGCAGGCGCAGCTCTACACCATCAACTCAATCAACCAAACCCGCAACAACACCACCACGGACCGCTACACGGGTCCCACCACCACTGACGTTCTCGCGCTCATTCCCGTAAAAACGTACTCCCTGCTGCCGGGCCAGCCCTACATTGAGTTCGGTTCCTCCCTGCAGACCAACGAGCGCGTGTACTTCGGCCCCGTCAACATTGAGCGCATGAAGATACAGCTCATAGACGACAAGGGCAACATCTTGAACATGCACGGCAACGACTGGAGTTTCACCATGATATCCACACATTTGTACGAGTACTAGGGGGGGGGGGGGGGGGACAAAGACACCCCAAAACC